CCAGGATGCTATCAACGCTGGGCGTTGAGCTGTCCATAGTCAAGGACATGGACAATCCTCGTAACAATACCGCGTCTATGGCAGGTGTGGTACTGTCAATGGTAAAGGGAGCAGACAGGTCACGCTCGAGCAAAGCGTCTACGCTAGGAGTGGCGGAAATTTGAGACAAAAAGACCATGGAAAGGTTGCGGTCCAGAATCGAATCGACGACTGGCGTCACGCTGGAAATCGTGATAGGCATAGCCAGCAACCTGGACCCACTCAAATCAATGTCGATATCGGGAGTAAAACTTGCAATAGACACCGTCGCCGACAAGGCACGGTCCAGAATAGCAGATACGGATGGCGTGGTACTTATCGTATTAAGGGCCAAGGCAAGAGCGCGTTCCAATATCTGGTCAACATCTGGAGTCACGCTGGAGATGGAAAACGAACCGGACAAGGCGCGTTCGAGAATGGCATCTGTATCTGGAGTCACGCTGGAAATGGATAGTGAAAGGGTCAGCTCGCGAAGGCCGGAGATAGAAATATCAATATCTGGGGTAAGACTCGGGATGGTAATGTTTAAAGACAAGGCCCTATCAACGATACTGTCAACACTGGGCGTTACGCTAGGAGCAGAAAAGGACGCCGAGAGCCTGCGTTCCAGAATCGAATCGACGGCTGGCGTCACGCTGGTGATCGTAATTGACATGGAAAGGGTACGCACAGCCGAGACAGACAACTGTAAATTTTGTAACCATGCAGCGGCTGGCATAATTTACTCTGTGTGATTTGTCGAGTAGTCCACATGCGAGTGTATTTGCGCTTCATACATGCGCCTTAATTCATCTCTCTCAACCGTCAGTCTTCCAACTTCCGACATGGCACGCGCTAGCATAGATGACAACATCTCAATTTCTTCAATGGTTACTTGCATGATTACCCCGGATGTTTGATAGCGATAGCTGTGATGTAGACGCTACTCACGGCGGTAGATAATTGCACCGTCCAATTGTTGTTTGCCACTGCCTGATTAAGCTGGACTGGTAGCGCGACAACCGCACCGCCGCCGTTCGCAGCAGCCACAGCAGTATGCCTGACCGTGCCTGCCGTAGCGTCTCTGAAATCGACAGTTACCAATGTTCCAGACGAATTCCCTATCAGGATCAGCACTAAATCATGGAAAGTCGAGGCCGCCGCAGCAATAAGGGTGATTTCACTGGTGGTCGTCAGTACAACCGTATTTTGCACCTTGAGTTCTCGGGGCACATAGGGTTGCACGCAATGACGGCCCAGTAAATCGGCAAAGGCATCGCTCGGATTGCCGTTGCTGACGGGGGTCGGATGGGCGTCGTATCCCAATGTGCGAGCCCCAACCGGCAGCGTCACAATGTCGACATCACCTATATTATTGGTCCCGCTCGGCAGTGATGGCAAGGTCACCACATCCACCTGCATCTCATTACCTGACACTGACCCGGCAATCGTGGCGAGATTGCCGCCCGTCTCTAACGCCAGTGCCGACGTATTGAGATCCGTCCCCGCATTCGCGGTGATCGTTCCGGAAATAGGTGGCAGCGTCACAATGTCGACATCACCTATATTATTGGTCCCGCTCGGCAGTGATGGCAAGGTCACCACATCCACCTGCATCTCGCTTCCTGACACTGCACCGGCAAGCGTGGCGAGATTGCCGCCCGTCTCTAACGCAAGGGCAGAGGTGTTCAGATTTGTTCCCGCATCCGCCGTAATCGTTCCGGAAACAGGCACGGCGCCCTGGTCTGACGCCACTGCAACACTAATTGAATTCGCCATCGTCTGTTGCCCCTCATTGGGCAAAGAGACGATATCCACGTTGCCTATATTATTGTCTCCACTTGGCAGAACGGGCAGGGTCACCACATCCACCTGCATCTCACCTGCTGCGACTGCGCCAGCAATGGTAGCTAGATTGCCGCCCGTCTCCAACGCCAGGGTCGACGTATTGAGATCCGTACCAGCGTTGGCTGTAACGGTTCCGGACACAGGCAAAGGATCGGCTGTGCTAACTTCAGCCAGCCCATTGCTTGGGCCAAGACGGAGAAATGTGCTTTGTGTATGCACTCCACCTGGGAGCTGTTCCGTTTCGAGGTCGGCGCCGTCTAGTGTTCCGAGGCTAAGTGTAATCGGCATCCCCCACTCCTCTATGGGCTAAAGGTATGCGTAGCGGTAACCGCCGTCTTATCCGTCTCATTTCCACTCGTGTTGACTGATGTAACGGCAATTCTTACCGTGATAGGCAAGTCGGCTTCATTGAGCGGAATGGAAATATCAATGCTTTTTGCATCCCCCCCGTTGCCGTCATCGCTGGCTTGGATGGCAAACGTATTATCTGTCTTACGCGCCAGTACAAAATTGGTGCATGACGATCCGATACACCAATAAATCTTAGTGCTGGCTAGCGCACCGGCTTGAGCTGCCGGCTCCGTGTAATTAACCGTCAGAGGTTCCGCCCACGCAAGGGATGGAAGGAGGCACAATAACACCCAAAAAAGTTTTCTCATGGGAAACCCAATCCTGTTGGTATGCCTGGAAACGGCGGGGTTGCATTCCCGGTCAAGCTTAATCCTGTCGAATTCCCAGGCGCGGGAGGTGTGGCGGAGGCCGTCAGGCTGATGCCCGTGGACGGCCCAGGGAAAGCAGGCGTCCCTGCTCCCGTCAATCCGACCCCTGTAGAGATCCCAGGAAAGGCAGGCGTCCCTGCTCCCGCCAATCCCAGACCTGTTGCAGGGCCAGCAAAACCCGGATTCATGCCCTGCGCATCACTTCGGCATTCTGCTGGAATCGTTCCAAAAATACTCTCAATCGTCGCCGTCACATCGACCGGTGTCACACCTGCATCAGTCATGGCGTCAATAATACGCTGATTCATCGGCCAGGGCCATAGGGGTTCGGAGGTAAGCGTGCCGTCAACAAAATTGTAGCATATTCGTGATCCTGTTGGATTGGTATATATATTTGCAGCTTGTGCTACTGTCGCACGCTCATCTATGTTGTTTATCGCCCATTGAGATTCAATACGTGCACTTCCGTCTCCTCCAATCGCCGTAAGATTAGAAGCGGTTAAATTATCCACCGGGCCGGTACAGCTTCCACAATTAACTAATGAAAAAGTATTAGTAGTCGCCTTGTTTACATAAGAAACAACGTCAATAAGTTCAAGGAAATCCATACCACCAAGAAACACGCCTCCAAAATCTGAACCAGGGCTTGGAGAAGCAGTTGCAGGAACATACGCGATGCTTCCGAGTAACTTGACATTGCCGGCAAAATTACGATCTGGGTCTTCCCACGGATCATCGTTTGCTTCCAATCGATCTCTTGACAATGCACCATAAAGTTGATCCGTTACGCCGCCCAAACCGCCTGTCCAAAACGCAATAAGGTTTTCCCCTATAACATCATAGGATCGGTAACTTAAGCTAAATGCCTCCTTGGGACCGGACCTATTTGATCCCTCCCAGCGACCCCATGCACGCCTAAGTATTACATCGTCAGATCTATATACTACAAATGTCTTTCTTCCACTACCAAACCCAGCTACATCTTCAAGAAGTACACCCTGACTGTTATCGACATCAAATACTTGAGAGTTGCTATCAAAGGGCGCATCCCACGCCACTACACGACGAACTATCACATTATCAGATCCATTGCCTCCTCCGCTTGGACCAGCAATATGTACTACGGAATTATTTGAGCTATGGGCATTGAATCCCTCTAGAACAAACCAATCATTTTGATAGAGTGCAACTGGTTGACGTGCAAACTGGCCATTCAGTGTTGCCCCACCATCATTCAGTGCTTTCACCGTAATAGGATTCCCCGCTGTTCCGCTCATGCCATTGGGCGGCTCAATCATCGAATTCGCACCCGTATACGTCCCATCTACTAAGCATAGCGTATCACCCGCCGAAAGTTTCGCCCATGCCGTGCTGACATCTCCAGCATTGGCCTCACTCGTATGGTCACCCACTCCTTGTGGGCTGTCTGCTGCGTAATGGGTACAGGATTGTGCCTCCACCCAGCGAGGGAGAGTGACTACTAGCACAATCAACATGGGAAGCAAAAACTTCTGAAATATTGCCATTACCGACCCACTCCGGTTGTGCTCAGTGATCCGACATGAGGTCCAACAACGGGTGCCGTATCCTCCTCAATTCCCAATTCAAACCAATGACGCGCAGTCCCGTCCGTAACTGCAAAATTCAGGGTATAACCTGCGGCATCAAATGTGCTGAGAGACGCATCAAACACCTGGCTCCCATCACCTCTCGCCACGTTAATTAATTGGTTGTCAGTTAAGGATTGAGTATCCGATGTAGGCTGATCATCTTCTGTCGCTATACTCATACAGTATTGATTGGTGGCATCACCGACCGCTACAGCGTGTGATCCTGCTCCCGCTGCCTCAGTAGTCAAAATGCTATTCAGGGTATCGACAAAGCTCGGTATGATCATCACAAATTGAGGCTTGAAACCAAAATCCGTTCTAGAGAAATTACCCGGGCTAATTGGAGAGGTGAATGCTCGAACATCAACCCCCACAGTGCCGCCCATATTTAACGCTAAATAACCGAAAAAACGGGCTATCGATGTCCCTCTTTTCGTCAAGTCAAAACCACTTGCCCCGTAAGCAGTGACTTCCAACGATCGTGAGCCAGTATCATATTCGCTTTCATAGACCCGATTGTTGTGGGCATGAACGAAAGACTCCGTAGGGCTTATCGACGAGTCGTCCATTACAAACACGCAACCTTGTCTGATCGGATTCGTATTTGAACTAAAGCCCAGATTTATTCGGTAATCATTGGTGCCTGTATTGTCAAAATCTGACGTATTCCCAGACACAATCAGCAAATCAGGCTCAAATCCGGGTGCATTATAGCTTTGTGACGCATCTTGTGCACCGGTATGGCTATCGTCGGCTGCATAGACACTGAGGTTATCACCTCCAAACAATACGATTGTCACCAATACGGCAGAAGTGGGAGCTTGTCCCCAATTGAACTGGATGCCATCTGGGATAAATGAAACAAAATTCGCTTTGCCTTCTACCAACCCATCGAGGTCCGGTATGATAATCGACGCATCCCGCGTTCCCCATCGGTAACTATCGGAGAGAATCTGTCCGTGCTCAGTTATCCCATGGCACGCCCATTGTCGAGTTCCATCACCTGCTCCAATGGCGAGCATAGCATGTGGCACCACGCTTCCATTGCTCACTCCAAATGTCGCAAACGCAAGATAGCCCTTCGGCGTTCCAACCCCTGGAACGGTAAAATCTTGTGTGCCGACTGTGGTTCTTGCGGCCATCTGAACGGTTCTAACCCAAATACCCGTTTGGCTACCCTCCAATACCGCATCTATGGCAGGTGTGGTGCTTGAGATGGTAAAGGGCGCCGATAAGCTGCGAGTCAGTGTAATGTCGACAACAGGAGTGGCGGAAATTTGAGACAAAAAGACCATGGAAAGGTTGCGGTCCAGAATCGAATCGACGGCTGGCGTCACGCTGGAAATCGTGATAGGCATAGCCAGCAACCTGGACCCGCTCAGGTCAATGTCGATATCGGGAGTAAAACTTGCAAGCGCCATACTCAGAGATAGCTCTCTGTCCAGGATGCTATCAACGCTGGGCGTTGAGCTGTCCATAGTCAAGGACATGGACAATCCTCGTAACAATACCGCGTCTATGGCAGGTGTGGTACTGTCAATGGTAAAGGGAGCAGACAGGCCACGCTCGAGCAAAGCGTCTACGCTAGGAGTGGCGGAAATTTGAGACAAAAAAATCATAGAAAGGTTGCGGTCCAGAATCGAATCGACGGCTGGCGTCACGCTGGAAATCGTGATAGGCATGGAAAGGGTACGCACTGTCGGGGGAGCCGCAAGGTCGGCAGCATTCCACCTCTCGAATCTGATAAAGCGCCCCCCGCTTGGGGCTACGCCATACATACCCGCTGCGCCAGAAGCAATAGCGCTATCGGTTACGCTGGCATATTGTGATCCATTCCACTGTGCGCTAATTGTCGTCCCATTACAAATAACACGCTGCAGATCGCCTGTTGACATATTTTGATCAGACGTGTGGAATATCGTGCGTGTCCCATTTACAAACTTGCTTAGATACCGTTTGTTTCCACCAGACTGAAATCGCCACTCTGCCACATAAAATGTGTCTGCGCCCCCTGTGTTGATGCGGGCTGCTGCGCCACCCCCCTGGTTATTGACCACGTTTGCAAAGTCCCATTCCACCTCTGAGAAATAGTTATTCGAGGCCAATGATGTGTTGGAATAGCGGCATCGTCCTTCTGATGCAGAAAGGACAGCCTTACCCGAACTGGTAGACCAACTGCCTGCAATGATGGTCCAATTTGATAGTGTGCCGTCAAAATTGTCTGCTTGGACAGCCATTAACGTGCCCTAACCCTGTAGTTCCCAAGGGAAAAATCCTTCCCAGCCTCGTGCGAGGGGCATAGCCTGACAAGATAAGAAAGCCATGTTTCCATCTCATCTCCTGCCTTTGGCTCTAAATCCAAAGGTAGGCTGAATCTGCCAGATATCTTAGTATGAAACTCATTGATTTTTGCCGCAGTGAGTATTTCCTTGCCATTTGTCGTGGGTAATGGAACAATACTCTCGTGCGTAATGTTTGGCTCTCTTCCCTGCCAATCCGCAACGGCAAGAACAGGTTCACCATTGTCAGCATCAAATGATGTAATTCCGTAATCCCCGCCATTTTGAGCCTGATAATCCATCAGCAAGCAGCGTCTGCTCTCTATAAGAAAATAAAACTCTGGACCTAGGGATAGCGGGTTCTCACCAGGAGCAATCATCCGTGTTAAGTAAATCCGCTCCATATTTCCTTTACCTGAATGTTCCGCCATTAAACGTGCCTGGCTGTATCACCACCCCAGCGGGCAGTGCAGGGGTTCCCACAAACTCAATCGCTCCGATATCCGGAGCAGCACCAGAGAACGGCAGATTTACACTGTCACCTGTTGACCACGAGATAGACGTTGCGAGGGTCAGGGTGTGTGCCCCCTCGTTAATTGATGAGATCTGAACCGGAGGGTTGCTACCGATTTGAACACTATCGCCCTGAGTGAGTCCATAGCCATCAAAAAAATAGGTGCTGTCAACAACAGTGACATCCGTCCCCGTTCCCGCACTAGTGGTCGTAGTGAGCGGGACCCCTGCGTCAATCAGATCACTAACCGCAGTAGGGGTAAAATCGTAAGTGGCAACATTGACGAATAATTGCGAGAGGGTCTGCGTGGTGAGTACTCCGCCTCCCGGTTCCTGCCCCTGTTCGCTCCGCCATGCGGCATATCCTGCCGCATTAGGAGCATATTCCTTGGGTCCACTGGGATCGTGCCAGAGAAATCCCCGAAAGCCAAACTTGTAGGCATTCCCGACCATTTTGATAATCGAAAAACTGCCATCGTCATTGTTGGGTTGAAACTCTATCAGATAATTATCTGATAGAATAAACGCATTATTTTTGGCCTCGACGCCGAAAAACTGCCCGTCACCGTTCCACCACCTCAGAGTCCTGCCGTTCTGATTGACAAGGTCCATTCCGGTCTCGGTGATGGTGTTATGATACATCTTAAATTTGTTTGCTGCACCTGCTAAGGCAGGCTCATAAAATTCCATGCCTGCATACCGGAATCGGTTATGCCGCACAATCACAAATTCGGGTTCTCGGTTGACTTTCAAATCAGTCGCATTGGTGAGTACCGGGCCACGATAAGCCAGATTGCGTTGCACCACAACATGGTTAACAGGACTCGCAAGATTCCCACCAATATCGATCAGGTCCCCCGATGGCCCTACCGAGTAAACCGTATTGTCCTGCACCACCACGTAGTCACAATCTACTGTCTCGATTCCATCAAAATTGCTGTTCCCTCCAATATCGTGCACCACATTCTTTTCAAACAAGAAGTACCCACCTGAAACCTGCCAGCAAACAATGCCCCCTTTATATGTGTTATATATCTCAGAATTTCGCACCACGTTAAACGTGGGTGATGTGGCAACTTCGAAAAGGATGCCGCTTCCCTGCGTTGGACCGCCGCAATCATGTACCGTCAGATTGTCCATTACCGTCCCGATACCCCAGGCTAGGACACAGTGCTCGTCATCCGAATCTCGAATTTCCAGGTTTTTGAGATGCACATAATTTGTGTTCGTGGCCAGAAAAACTAATCCTTCAAATGCCGGTATGGTGACCCCCGTTCCATCAACAATGCCTTTGGCGGACTGACCTCCACATTGCCCATCCAGAACAAGCGGATTACCAGACGTGCCAGAATTGGCCGCAGTGAGATCGATTTTTTCGTTCAACTCGCCCGTCCCGCTGGGATTGAGCAGGCAGACGATATCGCCAGCCGCTGGCGTCACCTCTGTATTGAGTGTCGCCCATGTCGCGCATGCGGCTGCCCCAATACCCAGTCCGCACCCTGCCTGATCAACCCCTGACACCGGGTCAAGATAATAAAAAGTGCTCGGGGTGGCCTCTGCCGTAGCCGAGAATGCGGACAGGTTGCCAGTCGTATCCCGTGACTGCACCCGGTAGACATGCACCAGCCCGGGCGTCAGGCTGGTGTTGCTGAACGAGGGGGGAATCCGAACCGCAACCGTTGCCCAATCGCTACATCCAGATCCGATGCATCTCTGCACTATATAATCTTGTAAATCCGGTTCCGGGCAAGCGTCCCAGGTCAGATCAATCTGAGTCGAGGAAACCGCCATCGCAACCAGGTTTTGAGGCACACAGGGAGGCGTCATGTCCGCGCCATCGAACTCATACGCCCCGAAATCGTACTCTCCTCCCTGCGGTCGTGCGACGCCGAGAATATCGAACGCATCGAGGGTGGTTCCCGCTACATTATGACCGGCATCAATGGCCGGTGACGTCCCGGTGAGATTGAAATTATCTCCCCCGACATCGACAAAATCCGGGTTGTCAAAGTCGGCGCGTGTACCCTGTAAGCCGACTGTTGCGCCACCCGCCAGATGAAATAAATTGTCGTCCACCGTTTGCTGAGTGCACCCTGCATCCCGAAAGGCAACGCCGCCGTTGTTGTGATACAAGATATTGTTTTCCAGGATGTTCTGCTGTGGGCAGACATTGACTGGATCGCACTGGTTGGAGCTGGCGCCCTCATTGAGATCGACTGACTCGGTATCGCAGCCGATAAACGTATTGTTAGCGATGATCGTGCCGCTTGACGCAATATAATGACAGTCGTTATCTGGATCGGCCTCCGTGGAACACTCCGCGTCTGTCGCGCTGGCCAGGATGCAGCCCTCCGTCAGTTCCAAGCACGCCTTCGATCCCCCTTTGGGATTAAATACGTTGTTGATGATTTTGTGCTCGCCACCTGACACCCAGACCTGAGCCGTGTTGAAATCCACGTCGAGGTTTTCGAACAGGTTCCCATCGAGCACATTACCATAACCTTGGCGCAGGCGAATGGCACATTCTGGAGAGTCCCGAAAGATCTCATTTTTAAAGGTGAGCCCGGAGCACTTCGGGTGGAAGAAACAATTGTCTTGAGGGTTGTCTGCCGAGATGCGTTCCCAAATATTATCCTCGAACAGGCCATCGCAGTCTGTACCTGCGCGGCCTACGAAATTCCCCAGGTTGTTCGCACCCAGGGCAGACCCGGCGTCAAAGTTCAGATCGTGCATATGATTGCGGCGCCATATGAGTCCAGTATGGATATGGTTGTTGCTCCGCACGTTCCAGTCAAAAATCCAATTGTCGGCCCCAGCCCAGTTGTCAAACTCGCAGTCCTGAACTGTGATGTTCAAACCCTGCTCGACGTCGGGTTCGTTGCCGAAGGTAAAGGCAAAATCCCACCCTCCAGTCTGACCCGTAAACCGGCAATCCTCTACCACGACGTTTTGGGCGCTGTACATCTCCATCCAGCCGCTGTTGAGATGTCCTGTTTGGTTTTGCACCACAAAGCCCTTGATGATCCACCAATCGCCATTCACTTTAAATCCGGACGTGTTCCCGGTGATAATCCACTGCCCTGTGGTTTCGGCCATGATGGTACACGGTGCCGCCTGCGTGCAATTATCGTCATGGTCAATCAGGATTTCACCGGGATTGTTGTAGGTGTTGTCGGCAACCGTAATAACTGCACCAGGGCCAGCCGCATCAATGGCTGCGTTTAGTGCAGCCATGGTGATCGCCCCAGAGAACTCGTAGGCGCCCACATCCCTCTCTGCTCCACTGATTGCCGCTCCATCATGATCAGTGGCGGAAAAGGGGTCAGTATCAGCCGCATCGATCGCCAACGTGGCGTTGGCCGTGAGCTGAAACTGCCCAGCCGCCGCGTTGACGAACCAATTGGCATTCATCTGCGCGATCGTCAGACCATCTCCCGTCCCAACCCCCAGATTGTTGTTAACGGTGAGGTTATACCCAGTACCGTCAACCGCGTAAGAATTCAAATCCCACAACGTGTTGTTAAACAAGAACCCATCGCCGTTACCCGAGTCGGCTTCGAAAAACTCGTTGACGTTTGGGGCATCATAAATGACGTTGTTATAAACATAAACTTGCCCGTTGTTTGGTGCCCGCGTCCGGAAGACTCGGTTACCGCCATCGAGATTAAAGAGTATATTGTTGTAAAAATAGACATCAGAACCGATGAGATGAACCGCTCCATCCTCGACCACGGACGGCGCCCCATGGACCGCATGATCAACGGAGCTGTGGATGATATTGCCGTAGATCCAAACATCGGTAACATTCGCCTTCATGTCGATTGAGTTTGAGGTCCAATCCCGAATTTCATTGTCATAAATCATGACGTTGTCGACGCCGCCCGCGCCACCGCCGCCCATATAGATACATTCACCGTCTACGTCATTTTTGGGATCCGGGTTTTGCGTCGTGTTGTACCCGCATCCGTCCAATAAGGAGTTGCGGATGATAATGTCATTGTCCTGAGTGGTGTTTCCCGTGGCCCGGATATTGACATCGCCGGTGTGAAAGATATGGACGTCGTCAATGATGATATGATGATTCCCGCCCTGAAACGCGAGGCGAATCCCCGCGTCGGCCTCATCACCATTGGCATTATCGGTGATGTAGAGGCCCTGGATAGTAATATAGTCGTGAGAGATGAGGACCGGGTTTTGATCGTTCGTGATGATGCGGGCAAGCCGGGAGTTCTCGGCTTTGAAAATGATGTGATTGCCTGCTGTGCCGTCGCGGACAGTGCGGATTTCTTCGTTATTATAATCGCCGTCCTTGAGCATGACAGTGTGATTCGCGAACGCGCGGCTGGTCGCTTCATCGAGGCCACATGGGTCCCCCTCGGTGCACGCCTCTCCTGCCCCGTTCGGGCCTCCTGGCGTCGCCCAGTGCGTCGCGGCAGACCCGGTTCCTCCATCAAATAGGGGCGGGGCAGGGGCACCAGTCGCCGCGTAGCTGGTCACTGCCGACAGAATCAGGAGCAGTAGGCTCAGTACCACAGCCATGAATGCCTCCTATTCTTCGGAGCAGGCACCGCGCCCGCCTCGGTCACACCGATAGCGGTGTAGGACATTCGAGCAGGCAACGCCCCTGCGGTCATCGTTGTGACCAACGTTTCCGCACCAGCTACAGCTTTCAGCTCTGAGCTCGTCGAGTGCTTATGGCCATTACCGCCGCCCACGAGCTCGGAATGTTCTGTTTGTCCTGCCCCTTGGGCGTGTACGTGATTATCGTTGTCCGAGTGGGCGCACGTCAGCATTAGCGTGTTGTCCAGGGTTGAGGTGAGAACGATCGATATCTCATCATTCGCACAGTCCAGGCAGTCAGCATTGTCCCCAACCGTGGGGTTGGTTTGCGAGGCATTGGATAGGGCGATCACCGTGGCGGTAGAGGTTGTCGCCTCCGCATGCGTATAGTCTACGGCTGCCGTAACCGCGCTCACGGCGGGACAATACCAATGGCTGGCGAAAAAGGCGCTTCCGGGCTGAGTGCGGGAGGTTTGGATATGAGAGCAATTTTCGGAGGTGTTGAAGGCCATGGAGCTTACGGTCAGGTCCACGCCTCCAGAGAGCTCTGCCGTGATGCACACCACTAATGACCGGTCCGTACCTCCTGGCAGAATCGTCCCTGTGGTATGTGCCGTCTGTAGGGCATCCTGCTTATAGGTAATGACCGATTCGACGGCAGGCTGGGCAAACGCGACCGTCGCCAAGAGCATCAACACATATCCAATGAGCCATCCACTGAGCATTTTAGTTTCCTCACTGGCGGCTGGGCAAGGGAAACGGAGCCGGTACGAGGCGGAATCGGCTGCGGGGATCGATTTGTTTCATCGTCACGCCTACCACGTTGAGATCCTGGTAGGTGGTCCCCGTTTCCGGGTGAAGCGTCATATACAAATCTTTTCCCCTTACATTCCGGCTCTTCCCTTTTTTTGGCTGGGCAGTAAAGGACAGATCCGGGATCGTAGCCATGTCCAAATCTGCGGAGGCGCGCTGCTGCGTATTATTCCACAGCACGTATGACTGAATCTGATAGGTTGTCGGATCATAGATGGCATAGATGATGATCTGCTCATTCTCCAGCGAACCGTGCACATAGGTTCGCTGAGGAGGCTCAACCTCAGTTGGCGGCGTCCCCGTCTGGGCGTTAATCGCTGACGTTATCAGTAAGAAACCCAAGATTAATACCCAAAAAAGAGACATTCGGCGCCGTGGTCGCTGCTGCGTTAATTTGTCCACGAACCGAAATCCGGTCATTTTTTTGACATCCCCCTGCTGCGGTAATGGCTGCGGACACCTGTCGAAGCTCCGCCCACTGCGGACAAGCTGATCCACCGCAATCACCCCCCGCGTCCAAATTCCACACCGTCGACTGTTCCGTTCCCCACGTATTATCTGCGACCTCACCTGATCCCCGGCATTGGATCGCCCAATCAAAGTGGTAAATGCCAGCAGGCGTTCCCGCCGTGGCAATAATCCACGCCCGCACCTCAAATGTCCCAGCATCCCAGCTACTATCGAGTACAGCCGAGGTGGTTATCGTCGAAGCATCGTTGTCTGCACATGTGATGGCAGGGCGTAGAGGGGCGCCGTTAAAGCTCGTGTCAGCCCATTCGAGACACTGCGTACCGTCCGAGGACCAGGCACCGGCCCCAATCCATGGTGCCCGTCTGCGCTTCATGTTGCCAGCCAATGTCATATTTCCGCTGGAATCGATCGTCTGGCCCACCGTACCAGCGTATAAAAATTGCATAATTTCACCACTGGGAATATCAAAAAAATAGCTGCACGGCCCACCGTCGCATGTCGTCAAAAATGAGGGCTGCTCAGTAGCCGAAATGCAAAGATTAATGCTGTCATCGCCTGCATTGTCAATGGTGAGAGGGTAGGTGGCACAGGGAGCAGGGGAGGCCGTATTGCCGCGCAGAAACACGCTGGCCAGAGTGTCCACCTCGACGCCTCCACCTGACCCCGTTCCCGCCGCAAAGCGCCACTCTCCGTCAATCAAAACCAGAATACGAACCTTCTCTGGGTTATCAATGACCACGTCCGCACCAGGGGTATTGATATTGCCAGAATCGGTAATGGTGATCGTATCCCCCAAGTCCTCTGTCGTCAGCATCACGAGAGCGCCATCCACCGCACATCCGCTAATGGTGCTGAGTGTGTCGGACGTGCCAGCCTCGGGTTGTAGCGTGATTTTGTTAAAGTGAGCAGAGGAGAGGGTAAGCGATGCGGTCCCCTTGGTAACAAACGGGTCTGCATCACTGACGACTTGACCGATATCGACGGGCAGAGTAAATGCCGCGCAAGCAATGGTAAGGGTATCAGACGAGAGGGCAACATTGTGATGCCACTCCTGATCCGTCAGGGGTGGCTGTGCAGAGAGGAGGGCCATCGAGCAAAGCCAAATCGTCAATGAGCAAATGGCAACTGCCATTCGTTGGCGCGGCATATACTGCTCCCTTGACATCCTCCCCGTCCTTTAGGACGGGGATTCCTGAAGACCGTTCGGGTCCGCAGGCGAGTCCCTGCTGGCGCACGGGGACTAGACTCTCGGTCAGTCCGACCGCGAGAATGACGCGGGCCGCGTTCACATCGGCGTGATCGGTATGCCCGCAGGCGTTGACACTCCCCTCCCTGAAGGAAGGGGATTCTTACCCAACCGCGTGGGTTGGGGAAAGCTTGACGTTCGGTCTGCCCGACCGTAGGCGGCGTTGCCACCGCAAGGGACATGATACGTGGATAAGGTGGACAACCTACCGTCAGTATAAGCCAGGAACCGCAAATTAATCAAGATCGGGTGGATTGTTCTCGTCAGTTTGGCAAACACATCACAAAGGTAGTCCCATTCTCCATCGTGACCACGTCCACACGCCCCGTACACGTGGCCGTTTGCCCGCCCTCTAATTCCACTGGAACTGGCACAGGGACAGGCTCTGGACGAGGTTCAGGCTCCGGGTCAGGTTCTGGCACAGGTTCGGGTTCAGGCAATTTACCCGCAAACGGCAGCATCAGCTCCATCTTGGGGAGTCCTGTAATCCAGCCTTCCTCTGCAATCAGTTTGATGGGCTGCCTGGGAAACGGCGGGCTGAGGTAGAAGACCCAACCCGGCAAATGATCATCCTTCGCCCGCTTCTCCCGGTCGAGTGGCACAGGCGAGCCGTCAACAAGCTCAAACCTCACTGATCCTTCTCTATACGTTCGCCGTTGCATTTCGGGATTTTCACCGCCCTCAGCCTGGATATATACACGAACCACGTTCTCCCCGAGCTCTGCCCACGTCGCCCAAGGGGCTTTGAGAGCAGGCAGGGGTTGGGGTAGTACAACCGCCCGGGCACGGGCCTCTGCCATGCCGCGTTTGACTGTCTCTCTGATCAGTTCAGCGCGGGCTGTACAGTTTGGCACTTCCGTACCGAGTCCCAGATTGTCTCGGACCACAAGGCCAGGCTTTTGCTCCACCTTTTTCGAGTTCAGGCCGCAGAAAATATTATTTTCTATAATCGTATCTGTTCCGCTCCCAACCGTCCGTTCCCGAATGATAGCTGGCTTCTCTAACTTCAGATCCACTCTGGCATTCGAGATCACATTATTTTCGATGCGGATATTTGCTTTTGTCGCCACATTGAGAATACTCGATCCACCCTCCACGTTCGAAAACAAGTTCCGCTCAACACGGTGCCCCTTTCCCTGCAAGACAAGAGTCCCCTGATTACCCTCTTTACCAGGCCGCCTGACCTGGTCATGGAAATAGTTGTCGTGAATATTAACGTCTTGAGAGGGTGGCTTCAAATCAATACCATTGTCGGCAAATTGACAAATCTCGTTGAAGAAAATCTCCACCCCTTTCGTTTTGCCAGTGTTTTCGAAATCGCTGATGTAAATCGCTTCACCATATTCATAATCCCGATCGAGCCCAGAATGGCAGAGATAATTTCCCTCAATCTTCAAGTTTCGGATGGTGGAATCCTTCCATGAACCCCCTGCGTTAATCAGTGAAGCACCACTGTTAAGGACCTTATTCGCGAGGATATGTACGCCTTCGGAACTACCAATCCGAACAAGTCCATGACCCGAGTTGCTTCGGCCTTCGCCGTCCACCACAAGACCCATGATGACCGTATCGTCGTGTTTGATGCCAATAATATGCTTGCCTGTCGAGCCACTTGACCAGAGCAGGCGAGTACCGAAGTTTGGCGCACCCGCAAAGGTCACGCCTGGATGTTGGGTGTCGAATGGGGTTTTGAAATCACCAGGAGGGAACAGGATTACGTCGCCCCGGCGCGCCTGGCGCACGGCAGCGGAGACCGTGCAAGGCTCTTCGGATGTACATGCCACGCCAGTGCCCGTTAGCGAGACATGCAGAACGGAAGCCATCACCGGGAGTGATTGGCTGCCAAGCGCACCGAGTAGCACGATTATAGCAAAAATGATGGTTTTCACTTCAAGGTATCCTCATTTACTTCATTCGCAGAAGGGTATCCGTGGGCAGACACCCTTCCTCACTCATTTCCCCTTGATTCGGCGATCCATGAGTTTCCTCATGGCGTTTGCATGGTGCTCACCTCCTTTCCTTACTGCCCTATCCTTTGCCTAGAGACTAGTCCTCTCCGTCATCACCGCCCCCATCGTCACCGCCATCATCTCCATCACTATCGTCGCCGCCGTCGCCCATCTCATCACCATCATCTCCGGCAGAACCCCACGCCGCTACGTCAGGTGGCGAGAGGTATGGCGCCGTCATCAGGTGTGCACCAATTGCCAAAAAAGATAAAATCATCATCACAACCAAAAATCGTCGCATAACTCTCCTTTGATTGTCAGCATGTTGCCCCGTTTTGTGGGTGGGGCGTTACCCATTATCTATCCCTCTCTGTCTGACGCCTACTTCGCAACACAAACTCTATACCCACAGCACCTACAGGGCTGTGGGATCAACCTCACCAGTCGATTGTATTCATCCAACAATAGCATCTGCCGTTCTTCCGAAACGAGTCGATTGTATTCATCCAACAATAGCATCTGCCGTTCTTCCGAAACGAGTCGATTATATTCATCCAACAATAGCATCTGCCGTTCTTTCGAAATGAGTTTCATTTTGACCCCTCTATGGGCAATGGCCCATCTAAAAGGACAGCCATGAGCGTAAGAATGACCCACGACACACCCACTACCCCAATCCCTATCCAGATGAGTGTTTTCACGGCCCGATGCTTTCCTCGGCATCGAGAATGATTCTGGCTGGAACAAAGTTTGTCTCAAAGTGTGCACGCGGAATATACCACTGCTCTTTATGGTTCTCTGGGTTCCGTGCGATCATCCCTAGGTCAGTTGGTGGATGATCGCAATCCCAATTGACTCTGATTTCATCCATATTCTCACCAAACTGATAGGGGCGCATCTCAACTATTTCTATGCTGTTGTAATTTCGCCATTTGCTCATTCCAACCCCTCCCAAATGCGGTTGAGGTGCTCGATGTCAGATGGATTCGGGTAGCCCAATCCCAGCCCAAGCAGAGACCATTTGCGTGCATGCCTGAAGACCCTGTCTTGCAAAATGAAATATCGGATATGCCTGATTATTGGCCAGGTTTTCATTGTGACATCCTTTCTGCTTGACGGCCTCCTTTAGGCATGCTTCTTTTTGGCATGCTTCTTTTTGGCTGCCGTCGTCACCGCCTTGGGTTTTGCCTTGATCCCGTTTACCTTCCGATAGCGCTCCAATGCCCATCCCATTTCGGCTTTTTTAGCATAGGCTCGCCGTTTTTTTGTCAGGTCAATACAACTCAGGGGGGTGCCCTTGCGCATGCGCCATTTTGCTTTGTACTGACTCGGCGTTAACCCATGCAACGCCAAGTGTCGATTGGCAAGAAGCTTAAAGGGCTGTCCACACTCCAAGCAGATGATTTCATCCTTTTTAATGGAAGCCATTGGCGTCTCCCCCAACCGCTCAAGGAACGCCTCTTGGGTTTCCCTCCCCGTCTCGCACGCCATCAACGCAGCATGCACCACTCTGATGGAATCGACAATATCGCCTGCGTCCATTTCTTGCGCGGACGCCTGGCTGGCCACGATCAGAGCCGTTTGGGACACCAAGTCACTCATTCCATGCCTCCTTTTTCTTCTGTGATTTTACGCGCAAACGCACGCAGAAATTGGTTCACTTGCGGTGAAATCTGAAGATTTCGCCCGTTGCACCATTCAGAGATAATACGCAATGCTTCTGGATCGAGGTGCAAGGTACGGTAGCGGTTTTCTGACTTGCCCCACTCCTCCCTTGCGCTTGGAAGGCCATCCACAATGACGCTAAACATGTCGTTCTCTCCCCTTGACACACAAGTTGTATATGTGTATGATACATACAAGATTGATATGTGTCAACAAAAAAAGAATCGCTACCGCAGGAGATGCATCATGAGTGAGCAAACCACCGCACTTGCAAAGTGGACATCACATGTCCCCCAGACAGTCTCGGATGCTGTCGAGACGATCATCCCTTTTATCCCGGACCTGGCACCACCGTCCTTGGATCCTCAGAAATTTCTGACTCGTCTCCAATTAGTGATGCGGAACACTGAGCATATCGAGGAATGTGACCCCGTTGAGGTCGCCTCGATTCTCATTGATATCGTATCGCTTGGGCTCGAACCAGGCACGGAAGTAAGCCTGGTCGTTTTCAAGAGTAACAAACAAAATCGTTATTTGATTAACAAGATGGTCGAGTACCAGGGTTGGTATCGATTGCTCGCCGACTCCCCTCGCATAAAAAAAATTGTTTGCGATGTGGTCCGCGAGAAGGATGAATTTTACCAAGATAGAATGAATGATGAGTACCGGCATGTCGTTCCGAACATCCCCAGGCGAGGCGAGATTGTCGCGGCCTACTGCATGGTGATCCTCAATAATGGGGAGAGACTGGTACAGGTACTCGATCAGGACGATTTGGAGCGCCACCAACGGTCTGCCCGCAACGGTGGGGTAACAGGGCCATGGAATGACCACAGATCGCAAATGTGCAAAAAGTCTGCCCTACAGTCATTTGCGAACCAGCACCGGGGGTTAATCAATCTGATTGCCCGCGATGCACTTGCGTCCGAGGAGTCATCACAGGAATTTGACTACGTCAATTCAGCCGGCTCAGAAGACGCCTACAACCAGGCTGTTGCTGATCTGTTTGGGGACCGCACCGAAACACTGACACGTGGCAGGGAACTGGTTGGAGAACTCATCGAGGTAGGCGAGGCGCTAGAATCTCAATCAGCCCTCTCCGCCGCAGAGCCCGAGGCGAGTGAGGTGCAGCTTACAGACGAAGAGTGCCACGAGGCATTTTGCGGGCAACTCGTGGAGAGAGTCCGCGAGCTGAAGATGACGCAGAAGCAGGTGGCTAAGATCGTGGAGGGATGCGGAGGCGGTTCAACGCCGCTACAGGACATTCGGGAGCCAAAAATATTAGTGATGGTGTCAGAAGCCGTAGAGGATTTTGCCGTGCACCAAAAGCCAAGAGTAGAGGAGGGCAAACATGACTGACATTCAACGGGAAATGGAAACTCTTGTCGGGAATTTCCATTTTCGCAAACTCTATGATTGGCTGGAAGCTCAACCCGATGATTTTATTGCTTTCCAGTCTACTGTGTTTCATTGCCCTCTGGCCAAATATTTTCAGGCGCAGAGCAAGCGTAATGAGTGCTATTTAATTCAGGGTCACGCGCTCCGAAGTCGTTCTGACTACTTTGATTTGGGGGACTGCCTATCCGATTTTTACTGCGATTTTGATCTGCACGATTTTGGGCATGAGGGGCCTATCTCAAAGCAGGAATTGCTCAGCTTTGTCGCGCCATACGCCGAAGAGGAGGAGCGAAAATGCAGCTAGATATTTATTTAACGCATGAAAAAGAGGTTCAGAAAAATAAAAACGGCGTTTTTATACACGAAAACGGCAGAACCATCGAGATCACACGAGAAGAGTGGGATAGGCGTTTCCCCAGTCGTGAGCCCTACGTGGTGAAGGGCAGGGGGAGTGAGGAAAACCATTGTGTCTTCTCTGCAAATATTACCCACAATTTGGGGGAGATGGCAAAGAAAGTAGGACTCTATCAGGCCCTTTGGAGTCCGGAAGACCTTGGCATTAAGTGTGCAAAAGATTTGATTCCTTTTCTCGCAGAAGGGATCGGGAAGCTCAAATCGGACCCCGATTACTTTAGAACATTCAATCCGGCGAATGGATTGGGTGACTACGAGGGGTTAGTCAGGTTTGTCGAAAAGACACTTCACGCATGCCGGCAGTATCCGGACGCAAAATTTACGATCTGGGGATGACTGGTAGGTAAAGCCTCAGCCTGCCCGTGGGTATGCAACACGGGCAGGCACTCCCTCACTCCTTACGGTCCATCTTCGCAATCCTACTCCGTATCGTCTCAATTTTCAAGGAGGAGTTTCACAATGAAAAAGTTTGATCCTAGCATCACAGAAGAAAGCCTTTATCGGGGATGTATCCCCCATAGGATATATCAAATTCTCAAACAAAATGGGCATCCAATGACACTTGATGAGATTTATTTTGCATTAAAGAGGACATATTTTGGATTCGGCAGACTATATGTTAGAAGAATTCTCCAAGAAAAAAGGCACTTCATATCTGAAGAAGGCAGTGATACTTGGCGACTGGCGATTTGGGATAAGTGACCTACTCCTTCCTGTTCCCGTTCAACCTACTCCACGCAAAAAACAAAGCCACCCATGCAGGGGAGGGGCAAACTCCGCACTGCGCGGGTGGCTAAGAAACGAACAGGAAACACCTATGGTCCCCTGCGGACAGGACCAGATTACCACAATGGCGCCTGAATGCAAGGGCGTTTTTTTTGGTTGACAGATAAGTATTGCTAAGTAATAATATAACATATTTAACTAAAGTAAGGAGAACGCATGGAGACAGCAGTGCAATTAAGAGGTGTCTACTACGGTGAGATTATCCGTAAGTACAGGACCTACCAGGGATTAAGCCAGCGAGACTTAGCCGAAAGAGTGTCTCTCTCTCCGCCTCAGATCAGCCAAATTGAGAACGGTGTCCATCAACCCACTCCCGTCACGCTTGGCCGAATCGCGAGTGCACTGGGAGTGACGACGGCTCACCTCATGGGAGAGGTTCCATTTTTGTCTACATGGCCTGAAGAGGACAGCACATGACGCTTGCTGATGTTGCCCAACAATTGGAAGGTGCACAACAGGTCAAGGATGGGTACCGGGCGCGTTGCCCGGTACATCAAGGGAAATCCCAAACCTCTCTCCATATATGGGAGGAAGATGGAGGAATAAGGGTCCACTGTTTTGGCGGGTGTGAGATTCGCGACATACGGGCACGGCTTGGTCTCAATTCTGCCCCATTCCAGAACATTCCAGTGGAGCAAAAGCCCAGCCAGCAAATAGCTGACGAGATGTATGCGGATCTAGCAGAGCAGAAATCCTTGGCTGAGATCCTGACACCCAAGCTTGCCCCTGCCGGCATTGAGAGGCTGCTGGGACTCAAAAAGCCACCCGGCCATGATTGGGTGGCCCCAGAAGTGGCTGAGCGGCTGGCTGCCTTTGCGGAGCCTGGCTACCGGCAATACCGAGTCGTCGTCGATGAATTTTTTCATAAAGCGAGATATTCCAGGTCAGCCGTCGAGGAGATACGGAAAAGCGTTGTTTCTGTGCTGCGGGCAAAGGAAGGGACCATTGCCAGCCGCAGCATGCCTGTCACGCATTACCTCAAAAACCCTCCTCCAAAAAAAGCATATCAGCATGAGAAGGTTTTGGCGCTATCCGGTGTCACGGTGCTTGCGGGCAGACCCAAGATGGGAAAATCCTATCTGGCGCTGAATCTGGCATTAGCTATCGCGGGGGGAGGCGTATTCGCGTCTCAATTTGAGATATCCACCCCAGGCGATGTTTTGTATCTGGCGTTGGAAGATGATGCAAGCCGGATGTGGAGCCGTGTGCAGGCGCTTGCAGTTCAAGTGGATTCTCTCCCGAGCCGATTATATTTCGACTACGCAGCGCCAACTCTCGATGACGGGCAGCTTGTCACGGAACTCGAAGAATGGGTTGCAAAAAAGGAGATCAAAGAACCGAGGCTAATCGTGATCGATGTCTTACGGTATATCCAGGGGGATGGGCGGAGCAAGTCGGGGACCCTCTATGATACGGAATACGCGGACATGGCATTACTGAACAAGTTTGCGCATGCCCACGACCTTCAGATCCTCCTCGTCACGCATCTCAATAAAAATTATGCAGCGGCTGAGGACGTTGTGGATACAGTCATGAACAGCACGGCCATTACGGGAGGGGCGGGTGGGATTTGGGTACTCCGAAACCAGAGTGATGAGATTGCGGATGCTGCGCTTCGGATAACAGGCAAGGACATCCCCACATGGGATTGCGCACTCAAGCGGATCGACCTCGCCGGGCATCTCGACTGGAAGGCGCTGGGTGAGATTGATGAGGTCATACGGAGTGACTTTGAGCATGTGGTGCTTTTGGGGTTGTATACGTGGTCAGGACATAATCCGACGCAAACGGAGCTTCGTGAAACAGTAAAACCTGAGATGGACAAGTCAAATTTCTACCGCGACCTAAAACGCATGGAAGGGAAGGGCTTGCTTCTCATAAACCGCAAAGGGATTCTGCTCACGACGCTTGGTGCAAAGCATGCCGAAATCTTAGCGAAAAATGAACGCGAACCGCATCGGCCTGCTGAGAAATTCCCGGAGGAAATCGAAGGTCAATTCTCGGATGGAGAGCCCTGGCAGGACCAGACCGATGATGATTTCTAATTTTCCATTCTTGACAACCCTGACAACCGGTGACAACTCTGACAACTTTGACAAATGTGACAACCACTTAACCAAATATGGGTATTTTCGGTTAAAAAAGTTGTCATGGGTTGTCATTAAGTTGTCATCCCTATTTTCGGCATAAAAAATGGGATAAACACTATAATATGAGGTATTTATACGGAAGTAAATAGAGGAAAGTTGTCAAGTTGTCAGAGTTGTTACGTTTTACACGAATACCCAAAAAGTTAGACATCCTTAACTATTTTAATGAAATGAGGTTAATTATGGTTAATCAAAAAGCGTCCTGTGGATGGCCTGATTGTGACGTAAAACAAGCAGGATATGGGATTTTGTTGGATCCCTGGCAACCCATTGGCACTAGATGGCGCCAGTGCAAGAGAAAAAATGCGCATTATGGGCCATGGTGTGCACAGCATGCTACTGAATCTGCTGGCCGGTTGAACCGAGAGGAGGAGGCGTTGGGTCAGGAGTTCAATCCGGAGGACTTGATGGAACTCCTCGGTGGGAGGCGTCTTCCGGTTAAGTATCGGCCTCTTTCTTCGCTTTAGGCGGCAAGCAAATGAATTGACTGACAATTGATGACAAGAATAACCTATTAAGGATGCTGGGAATCCTTAATTTTTGCTGATGGAAGGAGCCGATTGAATCATGTCACTGATTGCCGAAACATTAACCTTGCGGCCATACCAAGAGGAAGCGCTCCGTGATCTCTTGGCCGCAATCAAGGAGGGATCTGACCCCGTATGCGCCATGGCTACCGGATCCGGGAAGAGCATAGTGATTGCCGCCCTGTGCGCAGAGCTCGGCACCCGCGTCCTCGTCGCCACGCACCGCAAAGAGTTGCTCGAGCAAAACAGCGAGACCCTGCAACGCTTTTTACCCGGTACCGATTACGGCATCTACTCGGCTGGGCTGGAGCAGCGGGAGACGGATAGCCGCGTCATCTTCGGCGGTGTGCAGTCCATCTACCGCCGCATGGAGGAGTTGCAACGGGCGGGGGAATTCGGTGCGGTTATCTGCGACGAGTCGCACCGTTGTCCTCCCCCCAGCCGAGACTCGATGTACAAAACGGTATTTGAAGCCTGCCCCAATGCGACGCGAATCGGCTTCAGTGCCACGCCCTACCGGATGGACAACGGCCCGATTTACGGCGATGCCGACAGTTGGTTCACGTTTCTCTCGTCTCACATTGGCGTTGAGACCCTCACCGAGATGGGCTATCTCTCGCCACTTGTTGGCCTGCTCACCGCAGCCGATGTCCCCCTCGATGGCGTGCGTAAGCAGGCCGGTGAGTTTGTCCTGAGTGATCTGTCGCAGTCGGCATCGGAGGAATCAGTGGCGAAACAGGCTGTGGATGAATTGTGTCGTCTTGCAGCAAACCGAAAATCCTGGCTGGTCTTCTGCGTCGATGTGGCACACACCGAACTGATCACCGGGCTGCTCTGTGACAAGGGCATCCACGCGAAAATGATTGTGGGTTCAACCCCAAGCGAGGAGCGGGCAGAGACGCTGGAGGCGTTCCGCGCGGGCGGGTTGCGGGCACTCGTCAATTGCCAGGTGGGGACCGAAGGCTTTGATATCCCGCGTGTGGATTGCGTGGCGATGTTCCGGCCAACCATGAGTAAATCTCTCGCCGTGCAAATGATCGGACGCGGAACTCGGCTATTTCCTGAAAAAGACAATTGCCTGGTTCTGGACATGGCCGGAAACCTGGAGCGCCATGTCCCCCTTGACGGCATCCCGCAGTACCTCAGAAGTCCAGAGCGGGCGAAGCAGGAGGAGCGCAAAGAGGCAGCCGAGCGCATCGAGCGGGAGCGCATGGCCAGACACGGCGCCCACGCCTCGACTCTGGATCCCCGCTACGCGCAAGCTGTACCCCCCAGGATGCTCAAAGTGTTAACCGTAAAGGTGAGACTATCCCCGAGCAAAAAACGCAAGGAATGCACCAATCTGCGCGTGCAGTACCTATGCATGGACGAGCACGGCCAAAAGGTCTGGGTCAATGATTGGCTCTGCCCGGAATACACCGGCTGGCCACGCAAGCAGGCGCAGGCGTGGTTTTCCCGCCGTGGTCTGCCGATGCCTCCCCATGCCGAGGCCGCGATTGGCGTGGCCAATGCGGCACCGCAGCCGCATGCCATTCTCTGTGCACGGGAGGGCGGATGGGATCGGATCAAGATGGAATATTTTGAGTAGAAAAAAAGGGGGGGGGTAATGATTGTCATAAAGTGTTCAGCCTGCGGGAAAACAAAATATTTTACGCCACAGCAGGCCGAGATGGGCGTCTGCCGCACGTGTCAGCAATCTGGCAAATGGCGACCAGGTGGGCAGGCCCCATGGCGGTACTTTTTAACCCTGATGCGGCAAATCCGGGAGGAGCAGGGGGACGAAGCATGGGAGTGGGCGCTAGGGAAATGCATCAGCCATGCAAAGTCTGCCGCGAAACACAAGCAAGGGGCTAAGCGATGAAAAAGCGGGATCCATGGGCGTATTTGATTGCATGCTCAGAGGTGCAATATTTCACCAAGATTGTCCCTCATTTCAAGGAGATATGGAGCGGAATGTCTGAGACACAAAGACAGCAGACCATGGATATCTTGTCAGCTTCCATCGAAAGCAAACTCGATGAACTGGATTCAAGACAAGAAACTTTACCGGCTATTCTGGATTATTACAGGATGCACCGGTCAGTTAAGAAAGGAGAGTAGTTATGAAATTCTCACTTGACAATCCTGATGAATACTTGTCTTGGATAGCGCGGCGGCTTGTTGAGCGGGAAATCGGTTCCCAAATTCAAAAGATCCCAGCGACGAAGGAGGAAGCGCTAAGAGCATTAGTGTCAAAACATAAAAGACTCATCGAGGCTGCCCGCATGTTAGGGATGGACACCAAGGGCATTGAGCGCCTCTATAAGGCTGAAAGGCTGGCGATTGAAAAAAAATACGATGGTAATATCTCGCTATAGTAAACCGGTCAGTCAAGAAAGAGGTCTAACATGTGGATACGCTTACGCAAGTGCTGCGCCCGCTGGTGGGCAGAGATCGAGTTGGAGTTGGGCACGTTGTTCAGCCGTTGGTTTGACCGATGAGGGATCGGAGTAGAAACGGGTGTGGCGTAATGGAAAGGAGGTGTCAATATGCCAACGCATAAATTGAGATTACTCGATTTATTCTGCGGCGCTTGAGCAGGTGGCGCTGCCATGGGTTATTGCTGGGCTGGGTTTGAGAACATTACGGGCGTGGATATCGCTCCACAACCGCGCTACCCGTTTGAATTCGTGCAGGGCGATGCGCTGGAGTTTTTGGCTGAGCATGGGAGGGGATTTGACTTCATTCACGCCAGCCCCCCTTGCCAGGGATACAGTGTCATGAGACACCTTCCCTCGCTTGCAGAAAAAGAGTATCCATTGCTCATTGACCCATTGCGTATCTTGTTGCAGGCAACGGGTAGGCATTATGTGATAGAGAATGTAATGGGAGCGAAGTTGGACGCGAATTGGTTGTGCGGGGGTATGTTTGATTTGCCGATGTACCGGCATCGTTATTTCGAATCCAATTTTCTATGGTTTGCACCTGATCACCCGCCGCATGTTCATTCAATACGCAGAGGCAGGAAATTGGGGTCGAGATCCAGGGATATTGTCCATAGTGGATACAAACCTTTGCCTAAACGCACATCGTCAAAAGACTTTGTGCATCCTGAATACTGGGAAAACAAGATGAGTCCTGGTGTTGCGGTTACGCGGATTGCGATGCAAATAGATTGGATGACAGGAGTGGAACTTTGTCAGGCCATTCCCCCAGCCTACACGCAATATGTAGGTACGCAATGGTTGAACACGCACGGAGCGCAGGACGCATGAAACGAGACAATCAAAAACCTGATGTCTGGATTGACGGCGAGGGCTGGAGGCTGGAGACAACCGAGGAATACGATACCCTCGTCACGCGCGAGGGGCTCAGTGGGATCGAATTCGAGCCTAGATTTTGGAGAATATTTTGGAGAATCGATTATCATCGGTTGCCGCACACGCGGTGCCAAAAGCAGCGACTTGAGTCAAATCACATCAAGTTGTTCTGAGGAATCGCCGAATTATTACTCGCCTCTATTGACATTTATTGTGTTCTAATGTAATCTTATGTAGTCGCACAGGGTGAGCATAAAAAGAGGGAGAAAAATCATGGAGACGTCAAATCAGACCACTGCGATGACGGTACGGTTAAAATTAGACACCCTGCTTCAGCTCCAAAAAGTAGCTGAAGAAGAGGAAAGGACTGTGGCGAGTTTGGTTCGCCTCGCCATCAAGGAACTCCTGGAGCGGAAAGAGTTGGGAGGGGTAACGCGCGAACGAATGTGCGAGAGTTGCTGCGAGGAAATCACAGCAATGGACAAGTCAACTTATATCATTCAAGGACATGAGCGCCTTTACTACCATTTGGATTGCGTTGGGGGAGTCGAAGGCTGGAACGAATTCGTGATAAGTATTGGAGAGCGAAAGAGGAGCGAAGGAAAAACAGGCTTGGAAAAGGGAGGGAAATGAGATGAAAATGATTTTTTACCATATTTTCTTTGTTATTGGTTTCACGACGTGCGTCCTTGGATATCACAAGTACTACAAGAACCAAGCACCCATTCCGACCACAACCGACATGGAAATGATGGACGGCATCCTTAACGTGATGCAGTCTCATTCAGAGGATCCGCAGACATGGAACGAGGAGTTTAAAAGTCTGATTGGAACTATATTACTTGGGAGTGGGCATTCAAGAGTGCTCTATGTCTATTGTTACAGAAACGGAGATTTTTGTAATTATACGCTGTTTGCTGAAACTTCACCGAGCCACGTTATGAAAGATGAGAGCAGGGAGGCCCTATAAATGAGAATTGTTAAGCAGTTTGAGCCCCCTGGTACGATCAGCGTCCAGATCCACATGGACGTGTTTCTATGGAGAAAACTAGAGGAGTCCTTGCTCGCTAAAGGGCAAAGCTGGAATGAGTGGATTGATGGCCAAGCGCGTGCTTGGATTCAGGACATGACCCTCGACGAGGAAGATAATCGGGGGATTGATAATCGGGGGTTTCAAGAACTTTTTGAGAGAGAAGGGACGATGTTGCGCAAAGAGAAAGAGGAAGACAGGTGTCCGCGATGTAAACAGATCATCCCAGCGCAAAGCATTGATGTGTTTTACTCCGATGGTGTCTACCACAAGCCTTGCTGGGATGAGATGATGTCAGAAAGGTTATGGGGGGAACGATGAGCAGCAATGAAACTTACGCAACCGTGTTCGTTCTGGCCTGTGCGGTGGCCGGGTATAGCATCCTACTGATGCTCAGTAGCGCTGCTATCTGGGTTCGCAGATGGCGGCAGAGAAGGAGAACGTCATGACACATAGACTCGAACTAAAAGATTACCCAACGGGATGTGTCTGCCAATTACCAGCCGATTTGGATTGCCTCTGTGGTGACGAGGAACGCCTCGTCAGGGCTCGTTTATATGATGTTGATGTTCCGCCGTTTACCCAGGCAGAGCGGGAAAACATTGCATGGGAAGCGGATTTGTTTGCCAAAGGAGAGTACAACTACCATGAGCTGCTCAAGCTCCCGGATAAAGATTTAGCTGGCATGCTAGTGGGGGCATGGGTGATCATGGCACGAAAACATGGATTGATATGAGATTAAAAGGAGTGATATGGCTACCCCACCGGAAACCACTCTACCCCCATGGGTAGAGACCATTCGTGCCCTGAATCGGCCATTTATTACCACGGTATTGACGATTGGCGTGGTGACCCTCTCGATTCAGGGCGCCATGCCCTACGAGTTTGTTGCAGGGGCCTTCACCACGATCATCGGGCATGTCTTTGGCGAGAGAGCTGCCCTCAAGCAGCCACAACAGCGGTAAAGGAGTGGGATATGGACGACGAACAGTATGATTATTTCGTCGATGCGATCAGACAAGCCCTGAATGCTATGCCGGATGATAGCGAATTTGACATTGAGGCGTTTCTAGAAGCCGTGTCATTTATGATGATTTGGATAGTCTTGTGCACCGATAATCCGATAGCCACGCTAGAGCGATACTTTGCTGGCATGTGCAAATATATCGCGGTACAGGAGTTAGCATGAGTTGCCAGGACTGTGGGAAGATCACCAATGGAATACGTGTCTATCAACCGAAGCCGAACGAGGAATATATATTGTGCGTGGAATGCTGTGAGAAAAGGATGCAGTTACACATGGCATCTCTCGATTTGGTCATTGCCGCCATCAAGGTGGCAAGGGGGCGGGCTGAGTTGGAGAGGGCCGCTCTGGAAGGCGCGTAGGTGAGACATGAATACAAACATGAGTGGGCTAATCGCAGGGGGATTGATTGTAGGGATACTTTACTCTCTCTATGTGATCTTCAACTTCTGAGCCAACAAGGCAGCAGAAAGAATACCATTGCCTGCTGCCTTGTTGCGTAGTGTTATGCTTTTTTCCCCTTCCACAATTCCAGCAATTCTAGGAACATCCTCCCGAAAGCCTTGTCCGTCTCAGAACCCTTCTCCAGGATGTAGATGGCTTCCGTTATCTTCTTTTCCACCAACGCTGTGCTATATCCCTCACTCATGTCAACCCTCTTATTTTGCCCATGGCGAAGAAACATCGCTTGGGCATGTCCATATAGTTGTGCCAGCCATATCGTCATCTACTGAAGGACAGTTTGTTCCCTCTGACATTGAACCCAATGGACATTCCCATGTCATTAATCCATCGCTTCGCCTCCAGTTTTCGCAATCCTGTTCAGGAGGACGGTCTGGCGTTTTCTCCTTTTCATTGCCGGTCAATCCCTTCGTCATGAAGGAATTCATGACTTCCACCAATGCCTCTTCACGGCAATGCTCTGCGGCGTCCACGGCCAAGTCGAGAACTGCTCTAAGTTGAAAATTTTGAGGGCGTTCGTCTTTAGAGAGTTTCCGGATCTTGGCGACGAACGCTTCGTCAAAGTCACAAGGGTATCGCCCCATGTGGGCGTTGGCATTAACGGACATCGCCAAAAGGGCGAGCGAACCCAAGACGAGGGGTTTGAACATAGTTTCTTCCTTATTTGCCGCTGTATTCCAGAAGCTTTGCCACCACTTCCCGCTTCCACATTTCCAAATTTCCAAGAACTCAACTTGTTTGCCAATTCTATCCTCCTCGCCCTGGAAGAGGCTCTGAATTGTAGCGGCAACAACCAAGGCGAGAGCATTTATAAAAGCGCTGGTGTGAAGATCTTGTCCTTCTGGTATGTTTTGCAGGACACCTACCAAAGCGTTTACAAAGTAATCATACTGATCGGTTAAAATGCCATTTTCCCCATTCTTACCTCCCTTGCTCCACAGTTTGTTCAATTTCTTCCAGCGTGCTGCTTTCCAGCAGCGGCTGGTGCTCGGGGAACCATCCCGCAAAATGCCTGCCAACCGCCACGAGCAAGATGATGCTACCCAGAAGATAAGCCATGACCCAGAAGATGAGCCATGGCCACAGAATGAAGGCACAGACTATGGGCAGACCCAGCCAAATGAGATAGATCATACGCCCTCCTCGAATGACGCACTCAGCAACTTTATCATTTGCACATACATCTGACCTCTTGCTGCATCAGGATAGTCAGAAGAGCCCCAGTGAGCCAGGGCTTCCTCGAAGCTGAAGTCCCTGCATCCTGCCTTTACTCGCGGTTTCCCCTGACACTTCCACACAACCAAGGTGTAGTTGCGAGGATCGAATTGCGCGATCAGAACCCCTATTGTTCCACAGAAGGCAACCCCACTGAGCTTCGCCCAACTGAGGTCCGCCCCACTGAGGTCCGCCCCACTGAGGTCCGCCCAACTGAGCCACGCCCCTCTGAGGTCCGCCCCACTGAGGTCCGCCCAACTGAGCTTCGCCCCTCTGAGGTCCGCCCAACTGAGCTTCGCCCCTCTGAGGTCCGCCCAACTGAGCTTCGCCCCTCTGAGGTCCGCCCCACGGAGGTCCGCCCCACTGAGATTGATATCGCTATCTGGTTGCTCCTCTCTCCATTGGTTAAAATTTTTGATATTTGTTAACAACTCAACGATCTTTTCTTGATTCATTGTTTCCCTCCATATGGCATTAAATCTTGCATGCCTCGCATACCGCCTGGCCAAACTGCACATCGGTAGCGAGCTCTCCGCATTCGGCGCAGTCCTCCAGCCCTTCCCTAATGCGGAGGAGAAGTTGCTCCCATGGCTCATCCCATCTCCACTCAACTTCGGCGTGCTCATTCTCGTTGTATTCGGGTAGGTCTCTGAATAGGTCTTTGAAATTCATAGATTAACCCTTTCGCCCGCACATGTGGTGTTATCGTAACGCCTCGAACCGCTCCCGTTCCCGCTCGTTGAGGCGTCGCCTCAACGATGCTTCGTTGCAGACCATGCCCGTCTCCACCTTCTCCGTCTCTCCCAGGGCAACATACACCAGGTCAAATGCTAGCGGATAGGTTATCGCCAGATTGCGGTAGTCTACCGCTTTTCCCTGCCTAATGTGGTTGAGTGTTACCGCTGCAATGTTTTGCTGCAACGCCGTCATGTCTGCCGGCGCGTGATAGGCATTGCGCCGTTTGTGCGTGTTCCGTTTCCGGTTGTGAGTCGCGGGCTGCTGTGCTAACATGATCTTCTCCTTCGTGATTGGGCTGGCAGGCTTGCCGTCACCATAACTGCTTAGCCTGCCAGCCTCTCTTCTTTATGCGGGCCGTATCTCTGTACGAATTAATCCAAATGCAATTCATCTATCCATGCTTCAAATTGATTGAGAGCTTCCGACTCCAACTGAAAAAGAGTGGTCTGATTATAGAGATAGTCTCTGATGATAAAAAACCCTGTTTCAGTATCGTGATAGAGTTCTAATGCGCCATTCCGGGAAGCATCGACTAGTTCAATTGCGTATGCCATGATGATCTCCTTCTGTGCGGGCCGTAGCCCGCTGTGTGTCAGAATGCGGGGGTAGCGTGCTTCATCCGCCACCAATCACCATTCTCGTCAAGATGTGTCGCCCAAGGGGCAGCAGCGCGGAGCGCTTCCGTGCGTTCCTCCGTTTCGGGCGCCACCCAATGAGGAACGTCATTTGGGTACTCATTGGTCTTTGCGTAGACAAAACCCAAGCCTTTCAAATCCTCTTTCACGGGATAGGTATTTCCCGTGACCACATAATTGGGCCTTCCTGTCTTGAGATCAAAGACCAGGTCAATTTCGATTCCTGTGTATTTCATGACTCTCTCCTTATATATAGTGTTTCGCCTCCCAGGCTCGTCAGCACGCTCTTGCGTGGACACTATGTATCGGTTGCCATCCGGGCCTCCCCTGCGCCGCCTTGCCAAGGCTAACGGTGGCTGAGATTTAGGCTCTCGTGGACCTCTGTATGTCTCCCTGGCTGGGAGGAGCGGTTGGTTTGGTTGGTGGGTTTCTCGCCAGCTCCTCTACCCTTTTTGCTGGCCTCCCGTCCGCTCTTTGTTCCTAACTTCTGACATAACTATACTATGTTAAAACATGCTTGTCAATGGATAAATGTAAAAATCTTGCATATTTTTTAACATTGTGTTATTTTTACAAATAGGAGGTGAGCAAAAATGACTGTTGCCGAAAGTTTACTAAATAAAATCAATGAGTTAGGCATATCCAAGGCGCAGGCCGCGCGTGAAGCAGGGCTGGAATACCAAGAGCTGCTGAATTTGGCGAGCGGAAAATTCTTGAATCCGCGCCGTCATACTTTGGCAAAACTACACTACCGGCTTGGCATTCCAGTAGACGAGTTATTGGGAGGAAAAGAGGAATGGATCGCCGGGATGAGTGAGAAGAATACACTATGAGCATTGTGTTGCCCTTTCTGATCGGATTCGCAGCGGGCATACTGACCCTTGTGGCCGCACTTTTCGTTTTGGGAGCCTGGAAGGAAAAATTACATGCACCCATTACCTTACGATGCCTTGTTTTTTGATGCCGATGGAACTTTGCGGGAATGTACAGTCCCTGGTCAGCCATGCCCCAATAAAACAGGAGAATGGAGATTAAAGGAGAATGTGAGAGAAACATTGGCGCTCTATGATTGGGACAAGGTAGGGCTGTCCGTCATCTCTAACCAGGGGGGAGTCGGACTAGGATACCTGACAGAAGTGATGGCTTATCAACTTATTGCTGACATGGTTATTGAGGCAACTGGCAGGTTCCCACGTGAGCTCAGCCTATTCATTTGCACTCATGCCCCTGCTGAGGAATGTGAATGCCGCAAACCCAAGCCTAAGATGCTCCTGGATGCCGAAATGTTTTGGCATTCACGTGGAGTCCTGCATGCTCCGCACACCTGTCTCTATGTAGGAGACTGGAAAACAGATCAGGAGGCAGCAGAGGCTGCGGATATCGATTTCATGTGGGCAAAGGATTTTTTTGGATGGGCAGAAGAATAGAAAGGAAACAATCATGACTCTAGATGACGCGCAAAAGATTTGTAAAATTATGTCTCAGCATGTACATGAGTCTCCAGTGCAGCCTGACGAATGGCTGGAGGACATGGGAGAAACCTTTCCGGAATTCGCCTGGTTTAGCTGGTGGCCTGACTTCCCCTATTTTTACTGTGCTGAGAAGAGGAATGAGCACTCATGAGCAAAAACCACGAACCTGAATCGCAAACACAGACTGAGACGGAACTTCGCTTTCGAGTTACAACTGAGGCGATGCGGCCAGTGAATCCAGATGCCGTATGTTTTTATTGTGAGGCCCCAGTTGGCACATTCCATGACAACCATACTTGCGCCTTAGTCAACAAGACGATTAAGATCCGAATGATCGTTGAGTACGATGTGAATGTGCCTTTCAATTGGACCGAGGACCAAATTTTATTCTACCGCCATCATAGTGCATGGTGCTCTGATAATGCAATCGACGAGCTAAACCAATTAATTACGGATGGCGACTGCCTATGTCCGATTACTCGATTTGAATATGTAGGGGACGTTAGTGGTCCTTTCTTGGAGGAAAGATGATGACACTTGAAGACGCGCACAAAATCTGTTCGGTTATAGGCGATTTTTTGCCTGATAGCGATATGGACCCAGATGATTGGGTCAGGCTCATGAACACAGAATTTCCGGAGTTTAAATGGGCCGTCCAATGGCCACTCAGATTGAGCCTTCGATGTGTGGAACTCCCCACCTTCATTGTCAAGGAGGATGATGAATGAAACAGGAACAAAGCCACTACGCATCGGTTGGTAAGGACCCTGCATTCTTTAAGTGGCAGAACGCCTTGCGGGAACTGAGATCATTGGATGAATTGATTAGTTCGGTGAGGCACCGAATTGATGCCATTGACTCATTTCCCAGTAGTGAGCAGGACGCGGAGTTGGGCCGCATCCTTGCTACGATGTCGATGAACTGCCAATTAATGAAGGGTCAGTTGAAAAACATTTACGAAATTGAGGAGGAAAGATGAAAATCATAACTGGACTCATACTGCTGACAACTCTTGTCTTTGCATGGATTGAGTTGGGCCTCATGCAATATCGGGCAGAGGCAAAAATCGAGATCCCAGATGCCGTCACCGTCATGGAGAAAGGAGACAAGGTCTACAGATTTGAGGTGGTCCCGACTCAAGGGCACGGACGCCGAATTTGGTGCGAGGGCCTCGCGCTTGGCCCCAAATGGGGTCCGTTAGAGGGGTTGCCTCGCAGTTCTCGCTCCGTGGTATTTCCACAGACTCATTCTGGCAATATCACCATTACGATTAGCCACGATGGATAATATGAAGACGAGGGACTGACAGATGATTCGATTGATGAGCATTTTTGTGATGTGTCTGGCCTTGGTAGCTTCGGCTCATGCGGCGACTTACTATGTGGCCACAACCGGAGATGACGCCAACCCAGGCACGCAGGAGGAGCCCTGGAGCACCGTCCAAAAGGCTGCCAACACCATGGTGGCTGGAGATAGCGTCATCGTAGCGGCTGGCACGTACACGGAAGCGGTAGATATCACGGTGTCGGGGAGCAGCGGTAGCGTCATTACGTTTGATGGTACGACAGGAGCGGTCATGGAAAGCCCAGACCCAGGGGCGAGCCTCGAAGCATTTGATGTCAAGGCAGGCGTTGCCTATATACACATTGTCGGCTTCGAGCTACGCGGCGGGTATGACGAGACGATCTTTGTACGGGCAGGTGCACATGACGTGCTCATTAAGGATTGCAACATCCATGATAACAAAACGGGTATCCTGTTCGGCGGAAGCTTCGATAGCGTCGTAGATGGGTGCATGATCCACGATAACAGCCAGAACGGTGTATCTTTCACAAGTGGCACTCATGATATCGTGGTGAAGGAAACGGACAGCTACAGCAACGATGACGGGCTGGGATGCAGCGGGGATGCTGATGGATTTTCGGCTACGGCGGGGACCTCGGACCTCACGTTTATTGATGTGAAAGCGTACAACAACGGGGAGGATGGCTTTGACCTGAAAGCTAACAACGCCTCACTGGACCGTACTGAGTCCTACGGCAACTGCCGGGGTACCCGGTTCTGGGAGAATGGGACTCTCACAAACTCCCTCGTGCACGGCAACACAAACGTCGGTATAACCCTGACGAATTTGTCGGGCAACGATAACACCATCACTCTGCACCACAACACGATTGATGAGAGCGTGCGGGGCATTCTGGCTAACGCCAATGATCCGTATACCGTAATGATGCAGAACAACATCGTCACGGGAACAAAACCTTTGGAGGCACCTACCTGCGTGACCCTGGAGGAGGATTACAATCTCTATTTCCGCACGCCTACGACAGCCGACCACATCATCATTCAAACTGGATGCTCAACCACCACGACGACTACCCGCTATGACGGAAACGACATCGAGGATGGCACATGGGAATCGGCAGGAGGGGGCACAAATAGCCGGGCCGTGGATCCTGAATACCTCGACGCGGGTAATAACGATTTTCGGCTCGGTTCGGCGAGCCCCGCCATTGATGCGGGACTGCTTATTGCTGTTCCATGGTTTGATTTTACCGGCACGGCCAGGCCGCAGGGTGCCGAGGTCGACATGGGTGCTTACGAGCGCACCTCAGACGTCTGTGCGCTGGATGTGGACGGCAACGATACGGTGGATGTAGCGACTGACGTGGTCTATATTTCACGGACGCTGCTGGGCCTCTCAGCCGTGCCGCCATCGTTCCGGATCATCGACCCCACGATACCCGCCGATGAGATCATTGAGGCGTTCATCAACGATCACCTCCTTGAGTACAACGTGGATAAACACGATGTACTCAACGTGGCCACGGATGTGGTCTACATCTCACGGACACTCCTTGGGCTGGCTCCAGTCCCGCCGTCATTTAGGGATATCGACCCGAACATACCCCCGGACGATGTCATTGAGGCATATGTGAACGGCGCAGAGTCGGGGTGTCCATAGGTTGTTCCAAATTAATCACCTATTCTGGGATTGGGATGCGAAAATTGTTTATAACCCCGACTAAATCTCATTGATCTCCAACGATACCGAGTGCCTGCCGTAGGGCGCCTGCTCCTTCACTGGTCGGCGGGGGAAATCCAAGAACCCATAATTGATGAGATTATGCTCATTCCCAGTCTCTTCCGGTTCCCGCCATAGCACTACTGGCGTGGATTTCCCGTAGGTCCGGAATAGATTTCTAAAAAACATCGTGTCCATTTCGGGTAGGAATTCCCATTGGAACCCCTGCCCACCCTTTCGCACCCTGCGCCGTACTCTGGTCTCCCCGTTGGACAACCGAATCGGAATACTCAAATCCTCGTGCCCGTCATCTGCTCCCAGATTTGCATGCAAAGATGGCGTAAATCGGTTGCCGACGTAAGCGATCCCTGCGGTGAAAAAGCCGTCAGGGTTGGCCCCGTCCACCACTTCGATCCCGATATATTGATACGTTTGCGTGCTCGATGCCTGGTGTAAGGCAAACCAACTGATAAACTCCCCGTTGGCGGGCATTCTCAGCGTGGCTGCGCCTGGGTCATAAGCCGGGCTTGTGAACAAGACACCTGAGTTGTTATCGGACGTGATCCGCAAGGTTGCTGCGGCTGTGGCATTGGTGTAACCCAGAAAAAGAGTGTCCCATGGTTTGGGAGATCCCGTGTCCAATATGGCTTGCATGGCGGTCAGATCATTGGTTTTCCAACGCCTCGACGGGCTGTAATTCAGCATGGCGCTAGCACGAGCCCGAATGTCGGAAACCTCATTTGTTGAGGTCGCAATCGCGTCCAGAGACCAACTGTTAAGCAAAATGTGTGCTTTGGCCATCTCAACACCTAAATCTTATGCTTGTAATGTTTTCGGTTGTCGAAGTAGGGCTGATTTCGGTGATGCCGATGATCACGCAGACCCTTGGCGTCTGGAACCGAAACCGTGGGAACTGAAACATAAACGTATCGCCAATCCGAAATTCCCACGAGTGGTCAAGCACAATCATCGAGTAGACGTCCCGGAATGCCTGCTCCTGGTGCCGAATCAGATCACCCACGTAACGCCCATCTGCCTCTTGCAGGTAATTGGTGTTGATCGTTTTCGTCTTGGCGCTTCTGAATCTGTCATTGATGGCAGCCACGTATGGGCCAAGAACCCGGTAACGATACTCCTGCGCACTCAATGTTTTCGCGATGGGATCGGCTGCGCCCAAAAAGTCAGATTCGGTGAGCACCGTATTCGCATGGCTGTGCCCGACCCGGTGCTGACTGCCTGGCTTGGGCGGAGGCTGCCTTTGTAAGCTATTGTCCTGGATATCGTCATCAGTGAGTGTCATCACAGGCGCTTCACGCGCCAAGGTCCTCATGAAAATGCGATTGAGCCGGTTGATTCCGATGACGCCAACAGGAGATACCAGTTCGGTAATGACGTCCCCGATGGTGCGTTCTTCCGTGATGTAAATACCGGCCTTGCCGGGATAAAATGCTTTGTGAGTGTTAAATGAGTCCAAGTCCAAATCGGTATCCGGCAGACGCTGCTCAACAATCCACCGGCAAATGTCGCTGACCGTTTCCTGTCCCGCTATTCCCGATTCGCCCCTTGTGGTAAATGCCATCACCCTGCCACCGGGCGGTGCAGCGAGCCGAAAAACACCCCTTGACCGGTCAGAGAGTACTGCGCCGTCGTCAATCTCTTGCTGTGTAGGCACCCAGTCCAAAATGTCACCAGGGAAGGAGGTTCCGCCGAGCAAAAAAACTCCTCCCTGTGCAATGGCGGTCATGTCCCTCATATCGCCGTCATGCACCTGATACAGCAAGAGACTGCGGTCAATCAGTTTCGGTTCCACGGCAATCGGAAAGCCTAAACACAACGGTTTGGGTTGGCCCTCAACTTCGCTGTCCCCATCCAATCCACCTGTGCCGCCATAATGATTCGGCTGAATGGATTGTTTGAATCCAATGCCGGCATCTCGAATCCGCAACGAGATAAAATCTTCGTCCCATGACGCGGACTCGATCTCGCCCCGAACGGCAAATGGATAAATGGCCGGTTCCGCATCGGTGGAGCCAATCCTGACCGTAAATGGTCTCGAATCCCAATCCTGGTCAGCGAGAAAATCGAGCTCGCCGTCATGAATTGAGATTTTGATAACCCCTATTGTTGGCTCAACCAATCCGCCGAATCCAATTTCTGTAAGGGGCGCCTGCGTCTCGACGTCTCCCATCTCGATGAAATCGGAAATGTAAGTACGCCCGTTGTAAAACGCCCAGGGATGCCCGTTCGAGATGGTAATACTTTGCGCCCTCTCCAGTTCGTCCCGATCAAGGGTAACGCTAATGACATTGCTGGAATTGACCGTTAGCCGGTAGATGCTATGCCCGTCCTCCCCGATCATTTCGATATAAGGGCCAACATCCCAGGCAAACTCAGTGCCCAAGACAGGCTCGGACCCAGACGCAGTCAGTACCGGCGTTTCGTCAAATGTTGATGTGATATACCGGGCATCCCCATTCTCATCTTCCATGATGAGATAAGTAGGGGCTGGTGCTCCACCGATATCCAACCACCGAATACCCGTTGGACTAGGAGGGGGAGGTGGCGATGGTGTGAAAAGATTGGCATCGATATACCCAGCCAATAAGCCAACATCATCGACATAGTAATAAGCCAATTCGATTGCAAACGCAGCAGGGCTGACCCGCGAGAACACCAGACGAGTCGCTTGCAGAACCGGATCGATCTCCATCAAGATCGCTTGACGCTGATCGGCCAATGGGTTGCGGAAATCAAATTCCGGATCCCCAAACACATTGTGCAGAAAAATGTCTTCGGAGAATGGGTTGATTGCCATTACACCACCTGCCTACCCAACAAATTCTCCAGCAGATTCTGAATCCGCTGGCTGCGTTGGTCCTGCTGCACGCCCAGCCTGATCAACGCATCAATCCCCTCGGCTGTATCTTCGCCAAACCCCTCGACCCGGAGCAGCGACCGTAGTGAACTTTCGCCTAACAACAACTGCCTCTCTTCGCGGGCTGCCTGAGCCTCAAGGCGGCGGCGTTCGTTTTCCACCGCTTGTTGTTGCTGATCCCTGACACCGATCAAGGCAGCCTCGATGCGGTTTTCAATGTCAAAGAATCCGGCGCCGCTGCCGAATTCCCCGCGCCCAATCGTCCGAAACTGGGTAGCTGCGGCGAGAATATCTTGTATCTGGCCACTGGCAATTGCAGACTGAAACTGTTCCTCAGCCGCACTAAGCCGGACTCTACCCGGCTGCTCTGGCGCAGTCCGAAAACTCCCCAGCAGCCGGTCAATCGACTCGATACCCTGGATCTGGCTGGCGAGTTGCCGGTCGATATCTTCGACCAGGCGTTCTCTGATGACTTTGGCCTGCGCGGCATAGGAGTCTTCGAGATCGTGAGTTGAGAATCCCAGGAGTTTCGCTGCATCTGCCAAATTCAGAAACGTCTCGGTAAGATCGAACAACTCCTGACCCGCAGCAGATAATGGATTGCCGGCGCCGATAAAGGCATCGAACGCATCGGCAACATCTTGGATTGGAGTGCGAGGACCACCCGAAATCAGTGAGAGCGCCTCGACTGCGGCCTGGTTGGCCAGAGCCAACTGCTCAATGACCGAAAAATTCTTTGGAGAGATAAAGCCGTCAATCAATAACTGCCGAAACGTATCAATCTGCTCCGCAACGGCTCTGCGGCTGGCCTCCAACGGGTCTTTTAGGTCGGCGACTGCGTTGACCAGGCTTGCTCTTGCGGTCTGCCGAATGCGCTCCTGGCTGTTCGCAAAAGCAGTCAGTAAGTCGCCCGTCCCCCGGTTTAGGGCCACGGCTTCATTACGCAAATCCCGGAAGGTGACTTTCAATGCTTCAAACTCTACCTTCAGCGGTGACACATCGCGAGACGATAAAATAAATGACTGAAAACTGCGCTCAGCCGCTTGCCTTTGTGCCCTGGCTTGATCACGCGCTGCCTGCCTCTGCTGTATTTCCGCCTGCCTCCGGGCTAGCTCTGCCTGTCTCTGTTGAGCTTCCGCTTGTCTCTGTGCACGTGCCTGAGCCCTTGCTGCATCATTGATAGCGCGGTTGCGGATTTCAAATGCGGCGTCGAGGTCCGCTGTACTCCGTCCCAACAAAATGGCAGCTTCGCGGAGCCGAAGAAACTCAGCCCGCAGAGCCTCATATTCTCGGCGAGCCGGGCTGATGTCTCGTGCAGAATCCGTAAAAGCGGTAAAAAACGATTCGATTTCAGCCAAAGGACTTCTGTCCAGCGTCCCCTGGATCACATTTAAGACGCGGTCAAATAACGAGGCGCTCTGGGCATCTATCCCCGCGTTGGCATCGGCTAACTGCTGAGCGAGTTGCTTGCGCTCCAATACATGCAGCCGCTCGATCCGGGTGAGATTGACGTTTGCGTCCCGCGCCTCCTCGATCTCAACACGTTGCCTCTCACGAAGTGCGGCGCGGGCAGCCTCTGCGGGATCTTCGATTTCCAGGATGCGCTGCTCCACGTTCTTGTCAATCGCCTCACCGATCTGGGCAATTTGCCGCGCGAGTTCTCCACTGAGTGCCCCGGTCGCAATGCCGAATTCTTCCGCGCGGGTAATCATGGCGCCGAATTCGTCTTTGAGACGTGCAATAGCCTCCGCCGACTGGGTCTGTGGTCCCTGCTCAATCTCGTCGATCGTGCGCAAGATGGCCAAGGCGTCATTCACCCGCCGTTGGAGTGCCTGGACCCCCGCTGCCGATTGGTCGCCCTCTGTGGTGGGGACTACGGTTGCGGCCACGTCTCCGCCCGCGAGCGCGCCGACGATGCTGCGCAGGCGCTGCACGATGACTTCCGAGAGCGCTTGGTCAGTCTCCGCGTTCGCTTCGCCAACGATGACCGCGTTGACGGGGTTTTGGAGGCTGGCCGCAACAATCTGCCGTTGACGTTCTGTGATCGCCGATGAAATCGTGCTGTCCAATTCTGCGATGATGCCGGCGACTTCGCCAGCATTTGCACGTTTTGATTGTTGGTCGATAAGGCTAACAAAACCAAAGGCGCCCCGAACAAGGGCGTCGTCGGAGGGTCTCGCTGCGGGAGGTGCTGCGGTGGTCTGTACGGCGAATCTGCTTTGTCTAGGGCCACCACTCAGCACGCCAATCAGATCTTGCAAGCCCTGTACAGGATCAATGATCCCTGATGCCACACGCCCACCAACACCCCCGCCAAAAAGATCGATCACAGTTGACCGCACCAGATCAAAGAAGCCCGACGCTGCAAGTCCTCCAATCGCCGCGCCGCCTGCTGCACCTACTGGTCCACCACCTGCCTGGAATCCCAGCGTGCCGCCCGTGATTGCTCCCGAGATGATATTGCTTGCAACGGCAGGAATTTCCTGCCCCCTGAGCAGATTAGAGGCAAGGAGAATGCCACCCAACGCCAGAGCAGCGTTGCGGCTTGACTTGGCCGCACTGTCCAGCTCTTCTTTGGTTTTTTTGATTTCATTGTTAACATCAGAAACCGCAAGCCCAAGAGATTCGCGCAAGGAATTGGCCAGGTTCTCAACCGCAGGCTGAATAAACAATGCAGTGGTGATTTCAGCCGCCGCCCGATTGAAAATATTTACCATTTCATCGGCGATATCGCCAACGTCATCCAATTGCCCAGAGAGCGCATCTGCAATCGAGTTAGCAATCGCGTCCTGAATATTCTGTGAAGCACGGATAAAGGGGCGGGCCATCGCGTCGGCTGATTTTTTGGCTTCCTCAATCGTCTTCTTCGTTCGGGCATCAATCAGCCGAAACTGGATTCGAGTCAGTTCCTTTTCCGCTTGTTCGATGATCCGCAAGCGATCCGCCTGGAGTTGTTCTTCTCTGGCAATTTCAGACTCGGACCGTCCATCAGTACCAGCCGCGAGCAGGTTTTGCCTGAGTTCAATCAGTTTGCGCTGCGCATTGATAAATTCCCGTAACTCAATTTCCCCCAGATCACGGAATTTTGCAGTGGCTCGGCGAATCTCTAAGTCTGCTTGCTCTTCGTTCGCTTTTGCCCGTATCTCGCCAACGCGCTTTAGGCGCTCTTTTTCCAGTTTCTCCTGGTCCGCAATCGCCTTTTTGAATATATCTATCCGAGTTCTTGCATCTTCCTCAGCTTGTTTCTCTAGTTCTTTTCCTGCTCCAGCGTTTTTGACACTATCCTTAATGAATGTAGCAAGCTCTTCATATTCTTTCTTTACACGATCCGTGCTAGATTCTATTGCTTCTTCAAAATCGTCCGTTATGAATGTCGAACTTTTGCCAAGGTTCCGAAATACGTCATTTAATTCTTCATTCCGCCCTATAATATCATCTATAACATTATTTACATTTTTTAATTGTTGTAGAAACCCGGCTCCTGCATTCTCTTGCTCTCGGCTGATGCCAACTACAAGCTGTGAAAATGCCTCGGCTGCTTTTCGGGATAACCCTAAGTTTTCGACAAAGTTGGGAATAATTCGAGATTGAAGTTGCTCAAGAAATGGCCTTAAATTCAAAAGCTGAAGCGAGTTCTGAAGTTTGGTGACAGCAGCACTGGCCGTGTCAAGTAGGGGGATGATGCCCGTACCAAGGCTTACGAGTTGGTCAACAAAATCGGTGACGTTCTGAACGGCTTGGGGTGACGCGAGTTGCGAGACCGAAGCCGTTAAATTCCGGATCGACTCGTTGAGCCGCGTTGAGGCGAGTGCGCCTACGCCAAATTGACCGGAGGTTTCTTTGAGCACGCTGATCAGTGCTGAAAAGGCAATAGGCGTAGTTTGTGATGCTTCTTGCGCGACATCCGCAAATCGATCCCGCAGCCTTCGAAAGACCAGCACAAGCGCTTCGGCTGGAACAAGTCCTTTTTCGAGACTCTTGCGCAATTCCGTGCCTGTTTGCCCTGTTGCGGCGGCAAGTTCGCGTAGAATGGGGATCCCCGCTTCTCGAAATTGATTTAGTTCCTCCGTTTTAATGGTACTGCCAGCTAGCACCTGGTTCGTCGCAACGAGAGCCCTTTTATATTGCTCCTGGTCAAGACCAAGTGCGCTTATGGTCTCTCCAAGCCCGGTAAAAATATCACGAGTGAATTGCCCTTCAAGCCTAGTGTCTCTTGTGCTTTCCGTCATCTGCCCAAATGCGCGGGCACCGCTGATAATGTCTGTGCCAAGCCGTAGGGATTGCTGGCGCACAAATTGATAGGCTTCACCGGCAGCTTGGACGCTGCCGGTGGTGGCTCGCAGCGTCCGGTCAACCGAGATGAGTTGTGTGCCCAGTGTCAGGCTATCTCTGACAACCTTTCCCAGGCCAAGGCCAATCAGGACATTGCGCAGTTGGCCAAAGCTTGACGCCATGGATCGCGTACTGGTAGCAACTCGCCTGTTCGATTGGTCCAGATTGTCGAGGGATCGACTTGCCCGTTGCCCAAAATCTTGAGCCACGCGCGTGGCTTCCTGGAGGTCGCGGCGAAACCCTGAGATGTCGGCTCGAAGGGAAGCAATCAGGGCTTGTTGGGTTTCAGCCATCGGCCACCTTGACATGTACGCCTATTGGGCGTATAATAAAGGTTGGAGGTTAAAATATGAAGAAGGTCAATATCTGGCTGACTGAAGATCAGCTTTACATGCTGGACTGTATCGTTCAGTCCAGCCGGTTCAGGCGATCTGAACTCATTCGCCAGGCGATAGATGCCTGGTTCGAGGAAAAGGAGAAACACAATGAAGACGACACCCAACTACGAAGAAACAAGCTACGCAGGATTTGAACCGACAAATTCAATTGGATGTGCCTCACCCGTTGACGTCGTTATAAAAGACATCCGCATGAAACCAAGAGCGATGATTTCGCTCATGGTGCAGATCGCTCTCTGCTCTATTCCGGCTGCTGTGATCCTGATCGCCATTGCCCTATTCTTATGGCTCGGCGTTCTGGACATGCTAAAGGGGTAATGCCTTCAAATTTTCTTCATGCCAAAAGAAAAGCGCTTTTCTTTTGGTGTATTCCAATAGTTTTCTTTCTGCCTGTACAGGTTGTACCATTCGATATGTAGAGTCCTTGACTCTTCACTGCGTCCTTCTAGCCATTCATCGAATGATTTGTGGAGCATGGTGATGACAAACGTCATCTCGGCAAAAAGAGGGGTATCCCGCTCCAGCGGGTGCCCTTGCCATCCAAAGTTGGCCGAACTCGGAGACTGATCCTTGTGAAGATTCGACCATGGCGCACCGAGTGCAGCTAGAACTTTCCCCGGAAATCCTCCGCTTTCCGTGTCTCTGTTTCGATGGAGAGTTCATCTATCTTTTTCCCGATCTCTCTCAATTGTTCGCTGTCGAATTTCAATGCTCTCAAGGATGCGATGGCCGCTTCGCGATTCCGGCATGCGGGATCATTACTGTCCCACACGACTTCGTCAGTTTCAGTTGATTCAATCTCACCCAGAAAAGCGGTGAGCAGCTTGTCATAAAGCATGTTCGTCATCTGAATTGCATTCGCCTTGATAAATTCCATAAATTCAGGCGATTCCTCGTCTCTCACATACTGTTGTGTATGTTCATCCCAAAGCCTTGGGACGTTCACTTGCTCAACGAGATTGCGTTTCAAAATCTCGTTGTTTTCTTCGCTCGTTAAGGAGCGGACATCAATTTTGCAAGCCTGCCATTCGCCCCCTTGTCTAAATACGATTTCGATCGTGTCACGGCTAGAAAAATCCTGAACTTTAGGATTCAATCGAATGCGTTGCTTCACTTCCTGCCCGTAGACCTGCCGGGCGAGGAGCTGATCGGGTGTGTCATTCCGCATGCGCGGGAGGGCCTCTTCAGGGCTTATCACGCTATTCGTCGGTTCTGCGATCTTAACCATCTCGGTTCCTTTCAATGAAACGTTTATGTGCTTTCGACGGCGGTTGCATCATACTGCGTGATCGTCGCATCGACGGCACCCCAGCACTCCACATTGGCCTCGATAAAGACCTCGTCCTGCTCTACCACTTGTGAAAGTTCTCCTCCAAATGTACAGCCCTTGAGTTCAGCCGCAAAAACAACGCCTGCGGGTGCATTGAGGGGGACATCGTTCACGAAAACGAAATTGAAGACTCCAGCCAGCTTAACCTGATCGGCTGGCAATTGCCCCAGGATCCCAGCTCCTTGCGAGGGGATCCGGTTGCCGATATTGGCAGCGGCCACTGGGGTCCATGTGTCTCCAAACACATCCCATGGAGAGAGATTAAGCGGATTTCCAATGGCGTGAATTAACCCAAGGCGTTCTGATTGCAATCCAAATCGCAATGTAAAGGTAATCGGCTCGAAAATACGGACCTCATTCGTGATTAATTGAACGACATTGCCAGCCTCTGCCCGTTCCCCTCCTAATTTTGTCCGGTTTTCTGGACGCGGAGGAGCAAGAGAAATGGTAGGGGGATCCAGCAGAGTCAGCCGCACGTAGAATGGAGGGGTGGAACCGTCCTGTATACGCGCTGAAAAATGGCTTTGTTGATTTTCAGACGCCATTGGTTACTCCTAGTCAATTGTCTCCGCCACATGTCGCATTGTGGCAGATAGGTTTTTCTGTGTGATCCCCAACCCTGACTGAGGGGACAGGTTCGTTAGCACTGGAGGCCGTAAACTGAGTAACGCAGACAGGACCGGATTCCCTGCGGTATTATAATCACGGATCGGTATATAGGCATCGGGTGGCTCAAAGAACGCTTTGATATTCGTCATAACGGTCCACAGCGAATAGATGGTGGCATTCCCGCTCTTGCGGGCATCGTTTTTCTCGAAGCCATTGATATTGACGATGACTTCAGCGAGATACCCATGGCGACCTGAACCCGTTAGCCGTACGCCGCTCTGTGGACTCCCCTCAATTACCGATACCTCAACCCACTGCGGAGGCTTGGTTTCCAAGTCTAACGGCTCTGCCAGATCGTAATAAACCGTCAAGCCTAGCCCGGTTGCTAGATTTGTATCGACATAGGCATATATCGATTGAACGATATTGTCAGTTCGTGACTCAGCCGCAATCGTCGGCATCAGAGCACCCTTGATAAAGCTAGGCGTACATTAACATTTGCAGCCGATATCGCACGGCGCACAGGCGCATGGGCCACCTGTGACGGAAAAATCCCCCCTGCGACAGGAATGCCTCCCGGAAGTGTGGTAGCCGTAATCAGCACCGTTTTAGGTCCAACCCCTGGGTAGCCACCGAATTCAATGATTGGCGCGTAGTCAAAGTTGTTGACCACCTCGTAGTGGGCATACGCAACCCGAATCGGTCCCTGCCAGCCTGCCCGCGACGCCCCTGTATCAACAGGCCAATTCGTCACGATATCGTTGCGCAGTACGGTGCTGTGCTCCCGTAGCACTACATCTATGTCCGCCTCTACAGTACGGGCATAGCGCTGGAGGAGTCGGCCCAAATCTTCGCCAAGCTGATCCAGGTTATGGCTGATCGCAACCATGGTTAGGTCCTCATGCGGCGCGTTAAAAGCGTCCAATCAACACCAAGAGTATCCAGCGTTGCTTTGAGAATCAAATACGCCGCGCCCGTGTCAGTTATCTGTATCTGGTCATTGATGATGCATGGATTCACATAGGCCGACCGCATGTTGAATCGAGTCTCAACGTTGGTCAGTCCTGCGGCCGAAAAAGCAACCGCGTCTTCCTCTGTAATTTCGCTTTCTCTCACAACGACATCCGGTACAAGCGTGTTGTTTGGCGTCGAAATACCTGTTTCCAAATCCAGAGTTGCATCACCCACCTGAATATATTGGGCTGATTTCCCAATGCGGCAATCCCACTTTCGCAGGATTTCATCGCTTTGTGTGAGGATACGATCCTCCATGATGACACCTTACAATACTGCAATATCGGCATGGGTCTTAGACAACCCTTTTAGCCTACCCGAGGTGTCCAGTGCGAGAGCCACTTGCCCCCACGCGGTCGAAGCGAACCCAGATTCCCGTTTTCCCATGGCGTACTGAAATTTGGCATCCTTATACGCTTCCTGTGCAATCTCAGGATTAGCCATGCGGTAAAAATGGGCAGCCAAATTCAGTTCAATTTGCTTGAGAAGAGACGCAGACAAGCCACTTGTGCTCAACAATTCATCAACAATCGTTGAGGCTGGCGCCATCGCAGCATGGACAGGCACTGTCCTTGCCAAGCCTAAAAGGGCTTGTACCTCGAAGGGCGCAATCCTAAGTGCCATGTCAACAACCTACCCTTCTGTCTCTTCTGATGCTGCGCTTTCTGACCGGGGAGGTCTGCCCCTCCGAGGCGCTACCTCTTCAAATCGGTCTGGAAACGCTTTTAATTCGTCCTCAGTGGGTTCGATGGATTTCCCTACTCCGAATATGACCTCACCCCTTCTGTGCTGCTTTTCTTTAACCTGATGCGCCATCGCTAAATCCCTGTTGCATGGACAATGCCACAGCGTTGGGCATAGTCCGATTTGACACGGGGAACAGCCACCATCATCACGCGAAAATGACTGACCATGCCGCCCTGGCTTTCCCACTCAATATTCGTGACGTCCTCACCAATCGCAAGTTCTGTCGTGTCTCTCGTCATGGATACCATGACACCCTCACCTGCAGGGACTTCATCCGTTTGCTTGATCGCTTCAAGTTGCGGGATCGAGTCGACTGCGACCTGCAATTCACTACGTACCCGTGTGGTGTCAGAGATGGCGAGCGTCTGCACGTACTGCACTGGGTTGAGATAAAGGATATATGGACCTGTATAGGCACGGTCAGCAGACAAAGCTGACACCATGCCGAGAATGTCAGTATAGATATTCGTTGTATCTCCCCAGTCGCTACCCGAATACGTGTTTCGGTGTGGGTGTGTGCGGTAACCGTAAATCGGGTTACTACCCATGGCCGTCGTATTGCCGTTGAAAAGAATGCTTTCGAGTTGCTCAGCCACCTTGCGGGCAGCCACTTCCAATTGTGTCGTATCTAGTGATTGCCCCAACCTGCGTGAAGCGGAAAGGTGACGGATATCGAATTGAAACCCCTTACTGATGACCGGGACAGGGACACTCACGAGTGAAAATTGGCTTCGGTCTTGCGTATCCTCTGCGGCTGCTGCCATGCGGACCTCCGCAGGATCCATGTCACTCAGCTTTTCGTACTGAGATAAAATGGTCTGCATCCCGCCCAGATCGACCGTGAGCCCTCGTGACCGCAAATCCTCGATGCCCATGAGCACTTCATTGAAGGTCATGACGAGGCGTTCATCAAGCAATTCCCATTCGTCTCTGCGGAGCAAGGCATTGGTGCGCAACGCATTGAGATTTAATCCACTATCGAGCAGCCGGCGCGGCAGGGTATGATAACTCAGAGCTTGAACATCTTCACCCATTAGCATATCTTTATCCTTCACAAATTGGAGAGTTTAGGCTGAGCGCACTTTGATGCGCACTGGACTGCCTCCACCACTGTTGTCTACTGCTTCTTCCGCGTAAGCGACGGTTTCGCCCGTTGTCCTGGCCTGTAGTTTACCCGCGCCATTACTCTCCAGTGCGGCTCCCCGTTCGACGTCGCCTGCGGCCTCTAGCCAGGCATATATCATGGCGCCAGCATGAGCGTAGACAAACTTCACGGTGTCTCCATCCGCATAGGCGACGTCAATATCACTACCAATGAGTTCATTTTCGACCGCCCAAGATTTTTGGGCGACAGCTCCAGCAGCCGTAGCATGCACGCGGAGTTGCCCTGTGTCTCCACCACTCGGTACGCGCTCGATGAGATCCCCTGGCGTGATAGCGGCGGAAGCAATGCCTTCGTCCATTAAATAATGCGGAAGTGTACTCAACGTAATGGTTGCAACCATTAGGATTGTCTCCTATGCGCTATCTTTGAGCAGTTGGTCTTGATTCGGACGATTCGAAATCGTGCGCAGCACACGAGGGCTCGTCGGCACACCGTCATCAGGTAGGGATTTCACCACTGGAGCGCCCCTACCTGAAAAGTCCGCCAACCCAGGACCTTCAATCCTGGTCTCGTTTTCTGTTGTGATGGCAACAAGATAGGAATCTGCAAGTGCTTTAAGGGCTTTATCTGACATGGCGATAAGTTCGGCCTCAGGGATTTCGACATGTTCCTTGATTTTCGCGATCGCTTCGGTTCTGGTATTTTGCCGCGTTTCGAGTGCTGCAAGGACGTCCGCTTCCGTCAACTGCCGTTCAGCCAAGAAGGCCGCCAGTGTGTCGGGATGCTGCTCTTCTACCTTGAGTGTTTCGTTCACGTTAGAAGATCCTTCCGTTTTAAGTTTTTGACACTCACACAGCATGTCTATTGCCGGCGTAAACGTGGTTTTCCGATTGACTTCTTCCCAGTCTCCGGACAACTCAATATCATCGAACTCATTGATTGTGAATCCACGGCGCCATAACGCCCCATCCCATTGCACAATAACCGTTTGATCTTCGATATCTACAATATGCCACCGCCACATATCGACGCCCATCTCTTCCGCTTCCTTAAACAGCAGGCTTGACAAAATCGCGAATTGATCACTTACGGTCATGTTTGAGGTGATTTGGACATCAGCAAGGGGAGCTGACTTGGAGAGCACATGGGTTACGGCGCGTTTGACCGTTTCGTATAGGCTTTGGTGGGAGGTTTCTGCTTCATTAAACCTGGGGACCCCGCATCCGTCTCCCCAGTTGCAAGCTCCGATTGCATGCGGCAAAAACGCAAGGTGGTCCGGAATGATCAAATCCGTGACCTCCTTGTATTCTTGGTCTTGAAATTTTCCTTGTTGATCGTGAAAAACGCCCCAATAGCCGGTTGAGACCTCAATGGGTTCCTTGTTTTTCAAACGTTGCATGAGCAGAAGTGCGTCGCCACCCAATTGCTCAGCTTTTGCAACGTTCACCCAGGCTTCCACTTGCAATCGTTTTTCATCTGTCTGTGCGTGCCAGATTTGCCCGATTGCAGCGGATTCAATGACCCCTGGCTCGTTTGCTGAGATGGGCTCTCCGTCTTCTCCCATTGGATGATCAACTACGATTGGCCGTCCATTCCAGGCACGAAATGTGCTTTCGATTGCATGCATAGGGACCAACGCCTCGTTGAGCACACCGGCTACAATCGCCACGCAGGGCGCTACAATGTACTCTGCCCCCTCGTGCGTTTTGAATTCAATGAGGTCGGATTGAAATTGCGCAGTAAAACTCTGACGCCGATTTTTCATTGTCAATCCTCAATAAAAAAAGCCCTGAGAGGTTCCCTACGGACCTCTCAGGGCTCAGAGCGAAAAAAAATAAACGATTGGTTTTAAAATTGCGTCAGCTCTCCGAATTATAATCTGTGTCTACATCTTTTTGCAACTGAACACTTTGCACATTGATCTTTTTGCAGGATCTGCATTTGTATTCCCCCCAATATCCTCCCTTGAGGAACAATACGCCACAGTACGCGCAACGGACTTCGGGCAGTGTTAGAGGGTAGCGCTGCTTATCCATCATGCCGCTTGTGATGAGCCTCCGATTCCTTCGCTGCTCACGACCGCGAGCCAAACGCAACGTCAACGTGGGTGGACAGTAATGATGCCTCTAGCCTGTTGGATAGTAAAAACTTTGCCGTTCAGAAAACGGCATCGTTGACAGACCCGATTATCTTTTGCCGTTAAAAACTCAACCTCTGCCGTTACCCCTGAGACGCCGTTTTGCTCAAAAATATTGAGTGTGCCCTCCGCATAGGTATTGATGATCTCCGTTCTTGCGATGACCATGGCTCGCGTGCGTGAAATACTCGCAATCTGGTCCGTGATGCGCTTGGCAAGCACGCGCGGCCCTACTCCATCAATTAAGCCTTGCGACAAAATCTGTGAAAGCTGGCCACTCATTGACCCCGTTATTCCGCGTAATCCCTCAAATACCCGCGTATACATCAACTCCAGCGTTTCAATATGCACCCCGGCTTCAAGTCCGATCGTGAAATCGAGTGGTGCTATCAGTGCACCTTGGCGCTTTAAGGATGTCTCAGCATCCGTCACCGCGCGAATATAGGCGTTACGGATGAACCGATTCTGCCACTCACGATGTAGTACGATTTCAGAACCATTGCGCAAGACGACTTCGAGGATGCCCCGGTCAACCTCGCGTTGCAACCACCGAATGAATGCGTCTACCTTCTCTGCTGACCTGGGAAAGTCAAAGGCGCGATGGGGTGCGGGCGTATTCGCACGAAACCCCAATCCGTCATTGTCCACAATGGACTTGCGCACATCACTTGCGAGTGTACGGAAACGACGATTCATCGCGCCGCTGTATCGGCGCCTAAGTGTGGCTGTGTGTGACGGATCAGCAGATGGCATTTTTAATGAGCCTATGCTTATTCAGCAACATCGTCGTCCACCTCGAAATCATCGTCATCCTCTTCCTCGATGGCTGCGAGGGATTCGTCCGTCTCAAAAGGACTCTCTGCATCCCATTCCAGCACCGTTTCCCGCACTTCAGGAAGTGGGAATACACTCAAAACCTGCCCTGGACCTGCAATCGTAGCCAAGGCGTTCGCCAAGCGTTCTATTCTCTCTGTCCGCTCCTTGGGATCCTCAGTTATTAGCGGTGGCCATTCGATTGTATACCCATCGGGAGGGGTTGGGAGTATGCGGATTGAGATCATCCTATCAATAAAGTTGCGCAGAATAACATCGTTGATGACTTGTATTTGCCGCTGCTCTATGCGGGAGACCCAATTCCCCTCATCTTGTGAACTCGCCAACTCTCCTCGTTCTGAGCCCAGCAGGATGCGTTTGGGAATGCCCGTTGTGCCTGAAACCATATCCATGATTACATCCACCGTATCCCGTGGAGACGCAATCTCTGCTGGCAAGGCATTGATGTCTACCCCCTCTACCCGAAGCACTCGGCGCAGTCCGTGGATAAACTCATCAATATGTTCGCTGATCGCAGTCGAACTTTCAGGCGTTAGGTGCGCCCCATCCCTCACCGCTGCAATCAGATCCCGTGAGGCGTTGCGCCAAAATACTTCGGCTGATCCACCGACCACTTTTTGCAAGTCATCCAACAGGTTGTAAACAGGCCGAAGTCTGGGCGTTCCATAGACATCATCTTCCAGCACACCATCCGCAAAATGAATAACTCGTTCGAAATGCACAATTTGGTTGTCTTTTTGTTTATTCTCGCGGGTAGATTGCGTGGATCCCACGACTGTTGTCGACCTTGATAAGTCAACCTTATAGGTAAGGGGGAGTCCGAATCTGGGCGAATTCGTATTTTCATCAATCGCCTGGATGTCCGCGTGTTCTTCGCTGTACAAAGACAGATACTGCAAGGCAGGAGCTACAGTCCGGTTAATGGGATCAGCAAGGGATTTCCCGTCCGCAACGCCCATAATCATAATGGCATAACGGCCAAGCCCAGCCAACCGGTCCAACCGGTGGAAATAGTGATAGATCCGCAGCCTTTCAACCAGACGTGTCCATGCCACTTCAAATTCAGTGTCAATTTCATCCTGGTTTTCCCACACCAAAGGGGAGATGCGCCACGTATCATCCGGGTAGGCATTTACGATGCGGCTCGCAATATCCTGACGGTCGTATTTTGCAATCCAGTCTAGGGGTTGAAGGTTGAGTTTGTACCCCAAAATATCATAGTAATCCCGTACCCCTCCAAATGCCTTTCCAAGGTGCGCGGATAGCGCCGCACGGGATTGGATAATCGATTGGGCTGTCCGAAGGACATCCGCTACATCATGCCCGTTTGAAACTTCGCTCATCGGTCATTCTCCCCACACACCCGCTCTCGTACTGCCGGCGTCAAATTCCGTGTAAGAGAGTAATTTAGTTGCCGCATGAACATACGCATCCAATCTGTTAGGGCTGGGATTGCCGGGTACGTAGGTGCTTTGCTCATCTTCGAGAGCAGCAAAAGTGCCGACATGATGCATACGGCCCTTTTCGTGAAAACTCGATATGGGCTCTGCCCGTAACCACTTTCCTCTTGACGCCCAAACTGGAGTGATCGGTACACCGGGATCGATTGTATGCAAAACTGACGACACCATATCTCCGCCCTGATTGATCTCAGGTGCGATATAATTGGCTCCCCACTTGTGATAAGCCGCAATGACTTGGGCTCCCCATTCGTGCGGCTTGCCACTCATGCTCATATCGTCCAGTGTGTAAATGTGGTCGTTTGGAGCCAGTCCTTGCACTATGATTCCGCATTCACCCCCCTCAGTTATGGGAGGATCTACACCTACGACAATGATTTTCAAGGCATTATGCTGGGTAACCCGGTGCTCGTCAATCCCTGACAGTGTCCACAGTGCCCCCGGCGTATCACTGAGCAGCTCCGCATGCAATTCCTGGCGCCCAATCCGGGTTCCTTCGTACCGGTTCAGCAACCGCTGAATGGTCGATTCAGCCAGGTTTGCCAGGTTTCGGTAGGTATTCCAGGTGCGAACGATAGTCGTTGAATTGGGCTTTAAGGACTCTTCAATTTTTTCTTTTATAATTGGGATCGGGCGAGGCGTAGAGGAAATTAAAAACCGTGGGTGGCGCCCAACACGGTTAAGCATTTCCAGGTTTTCCCAGACTTTTTCCGGATACCGAAATTTGGCCAACTCGTCGACCCAGCACCCATTCGAATTAGGTCCACGCAACTGATCCGGCTTGTCCCCGCTGTATGTGGTTGCCCAAGTCCCCGTAGCAGGCCATGTCACACGCCGTTTCGAGGGTTCGTACACAGCAGGGTTCCAGGGCTTCGCTGTCGCAATCAGTCCACTGGGTCCCTCGATCATGACATCTCTGACTTCTGCTGCCGTCTCTCCCACAAGCGAGAGGTGCCAATTTTTGTTCTCAGCCCATTGGTTAACAGTCTCCGCTGCTGGTCTCGTTTTCCCACTCCCCCTGCCCGCGCACCAGAACATCACATCCCAGTCATCATGCTCCGGCAACAACTGCTCCGGGCGTGCCCAAAACGCCCAGTCATGCATCAGGGCATAGATCTGCTTATCGGGCATCTTATCCAGAACGCGGTTTCGCTCCCTCTCGTCCAGCATGGAGAATTCTTCCGCTGCTGAAAGATCAGTAAGCTTGGCCATCTCCATTAAGGCCGGCATTTTTGAGTCGCTCTCCTGTTACCGCGAGGATATCACTCAGGGCTTCGCGTGCTTGAGAGATCTCGTCATCCATACGGTGCGTAACGCCCACTTCGATTTCTGCCGTATATCCCCGATGCTTGCCCTTGGTGCTCAAGTGGTATTTGATGGCAACGATATTGCCCTTCATGATCTGCTGCATGAGCATCGTCTCACTCATGTCGAGTGAGCGCCCTGTCGTATCGTCCAGCGCTTCTTTGACAGAGGGGTATCGGTCAATATAGTTGTAGACTGTTTTCGGATCACACCCCAAGCGTTCCGCCGCCATATAGACCATGCCACGTGTGACCTTTAAAGCCTGTATGACCTGTTTAGCAGTGTAGCGCTGCCTGTTGATTGCCATAAACTCACCACTTAACCAACATGGAATCTGTGGAGACGCATAGCTATCTAACTATGCGTCTATATCTATATTCTGTAGCCGTTTTGGCTCAAGCCCCACGGTCAGAGTTGCACTGCCCTCTTTAGCCTGGGATAGCTAACGCATCGCTGTCTATGCTTGTGGGGCGTTTCGGATACGGCTTCCGCATCTGCTCAAGGCGATTCTTTAAATCTACATTCAGTGTAAAGGCATACCTTCCCTTTGGATTGCTTTTTTGTTTTCTCCATCCTGACTTCAATAATGCATCTTCCACTTCCTTTCTTGATACATTATTTTGTTTTGAAACATCATGGACAATCTTCTGATCCATAACTCTGTTTTTTCTTGAAACATATTGCGTTGTTGATCCTCCTTTCCCAATATAGACCCAGTTGCAAGCCTGATATATAGTTCCAATCTCTCCAGCATCTGAATCAGAGTAAGCCAACACTAACAATGCTTTAGTGCTCTTAAGTAGCATTTTAGTTGACAATGATACAAGCTTGGAGTTTGATCCAGGGGGTGCCCAATGTACACAAGCCCCTCTTATCAAAATTGCCAATTCATCATATTCTATTAAAAATGGCTTATGTACATATGCACCACCCGTCCCGCCGCCGATTGCAAAGCAACAAACACCAGCACAATACGGCCCAAAGAAAATTCCGTAATGATAAGTTGATGGTCCCATCGTGCCTAGCCATTCGTATTTTAGAATAATTTGTTTGGCAAAACGATATGAGACCGCTTTTACAACTGCCTTCTTCAGAGAAAGATGCGGAACAGGTGGCACGCCTTCATCATTAAATTGATCCCGCAGTATCTTCTGCCAGCTTATTTCTGTCTGCTCACGAAATGTCAATCTCGAAGTCGTCATACAATAAATCCCATTCAGACAAGGTCGCGTGGATCTTTTGAAACGTAGCCTGACTGCATCGAATCTCAATCAAAGATTCTGATTTCTGTACGGTTTCATCATGTATGTTTTCGTCAGGTAGCTTAATTTCAGATAAAAACTGAGATTGCATCTTATCTAAGAGCGCCTGTACAGCCGCGTCCTGCGTCGCCATGTCCCTCAAGAGGGCATCCAACGCCTTCCGGTCCGCCTGCGCCTGGTATGTCAGCCAATCAAACGTCGCGAGCACATAATCCGCTTCCGTATCATCAAGGTTTGTCATGAGACATGGCCATTCCGCATCCGCTCTCAGGTCTCGGCGCAGATGCCCATCAATGATTGTCAGCCCGCCTTGGCGCTCACTGTCATAGACCAGCAAGGCATCCACAATGCCGACTTCTCCAAGCACACCAGCCATCGCATCGACTTGATGTTGAGGATGCACACGCCAATTCCCATCATGCCCCATTAATTCAGACGCATTGATAGAGCGCAATTCTGTGATGCGGTTTTTCCAGGCATTCTCAGGCATTACATGACCTCACTTCCCTCTTCCCCCGCTAGTTTTCAGCTAATGTCCTAAATGATGAGGATAAAACAATATCTGCTATTTTTTCCAATCCATCCAATATGCCCTTTTGAATCTCAGGCTCGCACCTGTCTGCAAAATATTTTATCTTTCCCAATACCTGCGCAAATTCTCTCATTTTGGTATCGTCAACTCTAAGCTTTACACTTATCGTCAATTCATCCCTGGTACTCAATTCTTCCTCCTTGTTCGTCCCCCCGCCCGCCGATTCCTTGGCGCCACCTTGATCCCCTGCTTCCGTAGCTGTTCCCGCTCCCACGTCTCGCGGATTGCAGCAAGATCAAAACTCCCCCGGCGCCAGTACCATTCGGTTGACCACCCCATTCCTGCGCGTCCCTGAGACCGCTGAACGACAATATCCCAGTCCTCCGGATACCAGATATGGCATTCGACCCTTGACGCCGTCATCGCGTTCAGCCACTCCACCTGTGGCCAGGTTGGCTCCTTGCCTGGCATCTTTAACTCTGCCATCAAAAACTCACCGCGCGTCTCGTGAGCAAGCCGGTAATCGGACTCCCCCGCCGCAGAGTGTCGGCTGTCGAACGTATGCCCCACGAGCCAGCCCAGTTTGCGGTAGAGTTTCTCCAACTCCAAGCCGAAGGCTTTCTCGTTCGCAAAGAGTTGCCCGGTGATGCTTGTCATGGAGCGCCTCCATGACAGTCTATATTTTTTATGCGGTTCACTTGCCACTCAATCTGAGTCTGTTTGGTATTTAGGAATTCTATCTGCTTCAAAAGGTTTTCTCTGTTTGCACGAATTTCTAACAATTGCTCCTGGTGTAAGCCTTTGTGCCTTGATTCTGAATCCTTGATTATATAGTCTAGGTTAGCCACCTTATTCATCAGAATCACAATTTCCCTGTCATTCGACATGATCATATTGTGATAAAAGGCTCCAATTCCTGATAAGATGATTATCAAAAGGCTGACAATCGTCGTCAGCACCCATTTTTGCGACACATATTTTCCTGCTTCCTCATACATTCTGTCCTCTTCGCTTTGGCTAAGCATGGGTAACTCCTTATGTAGGGTGAAGGGGTTAGGCTTAGCTCAAGCTTATGCAGAAAATAAAAAAAACACAAAATCGACGTCTGTTTAAGGTTTGTTCTATAAGTGCTTGCGGTCCTCCCCTATGGCAACTCAATGGCCACCAGATCAATAGGCCCAAAGACGACACCGTTAGGGTTCGTCGGATCGAACACAATGAACCAGCAATTCTTGATGCCTCCTGATAGGCTGGGTATCGCTCCAAGTCTGCAATGTATTTCCCCCACCTCAAAGCCCAGAACATTCCAACGAATCAAGTCAGCGGGCTGATTCGTTGACGAGATATCAAGCCCACTGACGTTTGCGTCGATTTGTATGACATCATCGAGCGGGAGAGCTACGCCATCGGATTCCAGACGAAAATCATTCGTATTGTCATAGTCCCCCACATAGACAACTTCTTCTTGATTCCCCGCCATCAAGCTCGCCCTTATGTTACGGCTGCAATAATCGATCCCACTGGGAAATTGACCTCATCATTTTCGACCACATTGCTTTGATCAACAAGACCAGCGGAATTGTAAAACAAAATGTTACCCGCCCCCGAAGCACTGTCAATGATGAGACCTGCAACGATGTTACTCCATCCTCCCGCCCCTACTGTACCAAAATCGACAATATCCGCGTTGCTTGCAATCCCTCCACTGACTGTCGTCCAGGTAGGCGATGAGCCACCGTTGGCATCAAGCAACTTGCGAGCATAGCCTGTGCCTGTGACCTCGGTGAAGTCGCCGAGTGCAACATCCTGATCGTCGAGCACAGTTTGAGACAGGGCCACATAATTAGCCCCTGAAGGGGAGGTAAATGCCACATTGCGGAACATCAAATCCAGCATGGCGTGCACGGCATAGTCGGAAATGCCGTCACCTGCCCCCGCTGTAATTTCGATGTAGACCTCCTGCAATGCCGTAATCACTTTCGGCCTGTTGCCCGTCACGGGCTGAAAACTACTGGAAAATGCGCCATGAGCCAGCATGTTGCCGGCCCCATAAGTGGGGCTATCGACAATTCCCCAGTGAGTAATCGGGGAGGCATAGTTGCCTGTGGCTTGAGGAAAGCTCACGTCTGCGTTTTGTGTCACCCGCCTCGTTGTAGCCGCACCAAACGTTATCGCGGTCCTGGCATAGGCTTGTGCATCCGCCGTTTCGTTCATCGCTGCCCCCGTGCCAACGTCAGTTGGATCTGCTGTCGCGAAAGCCAAATACAACGTTGCGGCAGGCGTGTAGGCCGTATTGATCAAGTGATCCAGCCAGGAATTTTCTGCAAAATTAGACAATGAGCCCATACTTGTCTCCTTTACTTATAACGATACAATACTTTTGCTTCGAGTTAAAGAAACCAGACCTTTGCGGCGAGTCAAGGATACCACCCCTGGATCAAGGACTACCCCAAGTCCAGCCAATACCATCGACAAGTTATCTGGCGTCAAGCTGGCAATGCCAAGGCTCATGGCCAGGGCACGAGAGAGAATCAGGTCCACATCTGGCGTCAAACTGTTGCCCGATATGCCCAACTCCAGTTCACGGACCAAAATGTTGTCCACATCAGGAGTTACACTATCAGCCGATATCGCCATCGACAACGCACGCAGGTTGGTGAGCAGGGCATCAATGTCCGGGGTCACGGATGCCACGGACGCCGATAGCGTAAGAGCCCGTTCCAAGACGTGGTCAATGCTGGGCGTAGTACTCGTGATGCCTGCCTGCAACCCCAACTCACGATCGAGCAGGGCATCGATATCTGGCGTAGAGCTGAGCATGGATAGAGACATGGCCAGTAATCTCGCCCCAGAGAGGTCAATATCAATATTTGGCGTCACACTCGGGATGGTGATGTTTAAAGACAAGGCCCTACTCAACAGGCTATCTACGGCCGGAGTGGAACTGCCCGCATTCGATTGCAAAGATAAGGCTCTTTGAAGCACAGCATCTACGTCTGGTGTGAGTGAGGCAATGGATAGAGGCATAGCCAGCAACCTGGACCCGCTCAGGTCAATGTCGATATCGGGAGTAAAACTTGCAAGCGCCATACTCAGAGATAGCTCTCTGTCCAGGATGCTATCAACGCTGGGCGTTGAGCTGTCCATA